AAATGAGATTTAACCTAGACACCAGATACGTACTTGTGTAGCATTGATTTGCCGCAACATGAAGTCATATTCTATCTTACGGGTAAGTGAATGGACTTGACTTCTTATGCGTAATGGCGCAACTATGGATTGCCCAGGTTTCATCTCTTTGAATGGATATCTACCTGGATACATGTGTTTCTGGTATGGTTCATATTCTTCTTCTGTCAGAGGTACACATGACGATCTCGTTGGAATACCGACGTTGTCTTCTATCTTAGCAAGGGCTGTATTTGCACCAGTCTCGAGGAGTTGTTTGTATATATCCTGGTCATAATGGTATCGGCCGTAATACAAGACCCAACCAGGTTTCATCTTGATTGCTGGCAGTTGGCAATTCATAACAGATGGTGTAGGCCAATCATTTGGTATGTCATCTGTCGAAGGTGACTTAGCTGAAGGATCTTGGCGTTTAAGTTCATTACGCTTAGCCTCTTGTTCAGCTTCATGTCTAAAGTATTTGTCCGTGATCTCAGCAGCTTTGAGCATGTCAGCTTTGTAGATGTCAGATGCTGTTTCGATGTCGATATTATCAGACATGGGATGATCCTCGTAGTTGAAAGGTAGAGTAGGTGGTTATGTTAGTATAACACAGAGTTGGATGGTCAATCAAGGGAAATCTATGTGACTTGTGTAACTTACTACAACAATGTGAACAAATGCCATGTTAAGTCGTTGAAATCATTAGTAGAATTACGTTTTATTAATTAATTAAGTATTTTATCTGTAGAAAAAAGAAGAAATAGGAAAGACATAAAAAAGAATAAGAATTTATATGTATAAATATAGATAGAGAAGACTAATATAATTAATTAATAAATCGTAATTTGTTGTTTAAAATCAACGATCTAACGTGGTATTCGATCACATTATTGTAGTAAATCGTATTATAACGTACAATTTAGACATGTCAAACACACAATTTTGCTTGGGCGGACCTGACCGACATGTCAAATCTGGAAATTTTCTGACCAAAAATACCTACCTAAAGAAATTACCTGGTAATGTGGGCGGCAACACCAACACCACAGGTCATCGCCCGTATTGCCTTATTGGACCTGGTCCATTTTAGGGTAGAATAAGGAAGATATAGTCAGCAGCTTGGTATGTGGTCAATCAGCCCAAGGCTTTAACTCTCCTGTCAATGGCAATGTTTGCTTTCTCACCGACCGTATTTGCCAGACCGATCAAGATGATGTCAAGTGCAGTATCGAAGTCCGTGATCATCCAATCGGTTTTCGATACGTCAGGTATAGCAGGGATGACTTTGCGAGCCTCACGTACCCAAGCTTGCGGATCCTCGATCCTCTTAGGAGTTGGCATTACTTTCGGACCTACACGCTCTTCTGTAAACTTGTTGTCATATACCGCATTTGGCATCTCAGTCTCCTCGCTGCTATGTCATTATTATAACATGAAATCGATATGGACCGCAATAGTCAAAATTAAGGTCAAATAAAAGGAACCAGGCGCGTGTTGTAGCAATTGGGCAAAATCGGTCATTGGACCTCCCGTTAAAGAGTAGGACCATGTCACCAGCCACTCCGTAGCGCCGTTGAAGCGTGGCATCCGACCTGGTCCGTCCTAGCTTAAAAGAATAGGCGCCGAAGCGCCATCCTTTATTCCCCTTGAATCAATGCAGCCGTATTATTTAGTGCCTCGATTAACAAGTCATAATTCTGTATTATGCCCCGTAGATCATCGAAGTCCGTGTGATGCTTGCAGTAGTGTGCTGCCTCAGCTATACACGCCTGTTCCAATGAAGCCCTAGCATATGGCAGTCCATGTGCCACAATAGACTGTAGAGCTTCGACCTGTTCATCCGTCAGCTGTAGTGTATTCATGTTTTGTCCTTATGTTATTTGATTACTAGTAGAATAGTAAGCCCGATACTTACTACTATTATCCAGCCTACGACCATGCCGTAGAATAGTCCCTTCATGTATTACTCCTTATAGTACTAGCCATGCATACTTAGCCACAGTCATAGCAACAGCGAGTACGCCTAAGAGCTTACCTATGACACAGTCAACAGCCTTAGCCCTAGCTGACATCATTTTGCAATCCTTTTTATACTCGTAGTCCATCTGTAGCATCCTATGTCTTTATTATATAGCAATCGATGCTTGACATCAACTGTTAAATAATAACGACTAGAGAGTAGAGCCTTAGCCCTACTCCCTATTGTCATTTGACTTATGCTTCTGCTTTAGCCAAGTCAGCTACCTGAACATTACGTACATGCTGATAGCGAATGCCCATTGCCTTAGCAATGTCTGACCGTGTGTACTCTTTACTTGTGAAGTACCGAATCATTGCTGACTTCGTCTTGTACTCTTCAGCGACCTTCTTCATGTCCTCATTAGCGAGTACCTGATTGACCTTCTCGACCTTTGCTTCAGTCGCTTCAGTCGTAGTCTCTGTTGCGCTTGCTGCGCGTTGTGCTTTAGCCATATGTTAGTTCCTTTTGTTTACGTTTGTTTGTCGAAGAACTGTTCTCTTGTTCTTCTATATATAATATAGCCGCAAACCTATGCTGACCGCAACTCTTTTCTTGGGTTTTATCGTATTTAGTTGCGGCCGTTTTTATCCGATTATTACGGGTACGATTATGAGGAATCTTCGCCGACGGAGTTCAGGTCATGTCCCTGACCGTATTAAAGGGTTCGAAAATTTTGTCCTATCCCCAGAAATATCCTAAGCATGCCTGCTGAATATGTCATTAAAGGCACGTCAAAAAATTTTTTAAACCATTTAAAAACCCTCTTGACAAATGCCCAAAAATGCTATATACTCAAGATAACGCATGACCTTTCAGGTCAAAAACAAGCAAGCAAAGCAACTGTTTCAGGTTTCCCACTAAAATGTCGACAGATCAATCACCTATGAGTAACTCTGTACCTTCCGAAGGTCAAGTTACGCTGCGCCATGGAGATTCGTCTGCGATGAATGTAATGGGTTTTGAACTAGATTGTGGTATGGATGCTTTGCCTGAAGGATTGCCAAAAGCAATCGAACAGCAACGCAGTCAAGCATTTAGGAGCGTCTCTGATGGGGTTCCAAAAAACGATTACGGCCTTCCAGTCTTCATTTTACGTCCTGATCTAATCCCTGAGGATATTGAATCATTCTCGGCGGAGGAAAAAGCACAGGTATTATCCGGTGCGGCGATCGACATTCTCTATGACGAAGGCTTTCCTACATTCACAGATGGTACGGCTTTTTGGAGTCAGATGCCATTTGAACCTGTCGAAGCATATGACGCATTCAAGATCTACCTAGAGATGGGTGAAAAGTCTGGTGCTCGTCGGATCGAAGACCTGTTTTACGATATTGCTGCTAATGAGCAACAGTCGTCACTTGCACTGCTAAACGGTAATGCTCGCAAACAGATTCGTGACTACTATATATATTACAATTGGGCAATTCGTTGTAAAGCATATGACTTGTTCAGAGTTGCTGCATATCACAAATTGCGTGAGCGTCGTATTTTGTCGACGACAGACCAACACTTCTTGCAGGCAGAAAAGTTGTTCGGGAAGCTTCTCGGATACTTCGACAAGGTCGATGATGATGGTGATGTAGCTTGGTTGAAAGAACTCAGCCCAAAGGTTGCAATTGACATGCTGGACAAGCTTGCGAAACTGCAGCGCACGTCAATTGGTCTATCTGCACATGGACATGCTGCTGGAGATAGCGGATCAAATGTATCCAAGAATGCTGACGTTGAGGTTGTCCTCCGTCAGATTGCTTCTGGTGCTCAAGATCCAAATGCACGTGAATCTGATACAAACAAGACTGATCTCTCAGTCCTTTTGAATGATCCTGAAACAGCTATGATGGCACAAGAGCTTGTCATCAAGGTTGGCGAAGCGAATCGGAAGGACTGAGATGAGTAACAATCCTGCGCATATGGGAGCAAGTAACGCTGCACCACGGTATGAGGAGGGTGATGTAGTCATCGATGCCGAGCGTCTGCTTGATCTTGAAGAACGTGCAAAGGAGATGATTGAGGAAGAAGGTTTAGAAACATTCGCTAACGCCTCTCGCCCGCTGGGAGCCGGGAATCCAAACAGTGCCTTCGCAAAACATGCTGCTGAGCGTTTGGCTCAAAACTATAAGCTGACACCTGCAACACTATATTCTCGCATCGACAAAAAGTGGATTCCTGAAAATTTCCTGCTTCAGGCATCATTGAAGATTGCCCAAACAATTGCCAAGCCTAATGGTCGACTGATTATTTCTTGGCCTCCGAGACATGGTAAAAGCCGATTGGCAACAATTGCTACACCCATTTGGATCTTGGAAAACTTTCCGCACTTGAACATCATCTTGGCGACGTATGGTGCGGATCTGTCCACAGACTTCGGTCGTGAGGTACGGGACCTCTTCGAAAGCAACCAACATCTCCTCGATGAACGCATTCGACCCGACGTAAAGTCTGTGGGCAGATTTATGACTACAAAGGGTGGCGGCATGCTGTCCGTTGGTCTTGGTGGTGCAATTACTGGTAAGGGTGCTAATGTCTTCCTGATTGACGATTATATCAAGACAATGGCTGAAGCACTATCCAAAGGCAAGCGTAATGCTGATTGGGAATGGTTTACTGGTACAGCATATCACAGACTAGAGCCTGATGCTTCCATGATCATCATTGCTACACGTTGGCATAAAGATGATTTGATTGGCCGTATTATTAAAGAATTCGGTGTTGTGTCTGCTGAGAATCCTACTGGGTGGGATTATATCAAGTTTCATGCTATTGCTATGGCAAATGATCCCTTGGGACGTAAGGTTGGTGAACCGCTGTTCGAAGCCCGTTATGATGCGGATCAGCTTGCTGATCGCAAAAGAGTGCTGGGAACTCTATTCTTCAATGCTATCTTTCAACAAGAACCTGAAGATGATGCATCCAAACTAACTGACCGCAATTGGATTGAAATCGTTGATCACCTACCACCTAATAATCAAGTCTTGGAATTTGCCCGGATTTGGGATTTCGGTGGTGGTAAAGGTAAAGAGTCTGATCCAAGTGTAGGAACTCTTCTCGCTGTTGATAAGGTAACACGTCTTGCATGGGTTGTCGACATTAAACGAGGCCGTTGGTCACCAGAAACAACCGAAGCTGAAGTATTACGGGTAGCTGAAGCTGACGGCATTGATACTGCTGTCTATATTGAGCAAGAACCTGGAGCTTCGGGCTTACAACTTGTATCGCATTACACCAACAACATTCTCCCTGAATACACGGTTGAAGGATGTCCAGCATCTAAGAGCAAAGTTGTCCGTGCACAACCATTCTTAGCTGCTTGTGAAGCTGGCAAGGTTAAGTTGTTGAAAAGAAGCTGGAATGAAACCTGGTTAGATGAATTCGAAGACTTCCCTGATGGAAGCAATGACGACCAAGTAGACACCTGTGCTATCGGGTACAACAAATTGCTTGGCAAGAAACATCAAAGCCCTACTTGGGGTAGAAAAGTTCCGAACGCTGCTACTGATGCTCCAACCACAGCAAAAGCAAACGTTTCGGTAACTGGATCGACATGGGGACGTAGACGTAATGGGTAATGTACTAACAGAACGCATGAGAGCCTTTGGTGGTATGCTAGGTCGTATGTTCGGTGGAGCACGTGATCTGTATGCTGTGTTTGGTTATCATTCAGCCATCTCATATGCTCAGATGCTTGACAAATTCGTACGCCAAGACATTGCAGCACGGATCGTTGAGGCTGAGCCACGAGCTACTTGGTCAAATCCTCCTGAAGTAACTGCAAATACTGCCTTTGACAAGGCTTGGAAAGATCTTGTGGACGATTTCGATGTCTATGAGAAGTTTAACCGTGCAGATAAGCTTTGCGGTGTTGGACGTTATTCCGTCATTCTTGTTGGATACCGTGATGGGTTAAAGCCTGATCAACCTGTTCGCAACGGTAAGAACGAAGTTATCTATCTGCAGCCTTACAGTGAGGTCAATGCTGAGATTATCGAATGGGAAGATGATCCACAGAGCCCACAATTCGGCATGCCTCGCATGTATCAGATTCGTCCTGGCGATCTTGAGAACTCTTCCATGGCTAGTCGGACTTTTGGCCGCAAATCAGGCATTAATGGTTTGATGTTCCACCCATTTAATGTGCATAGAAGTCGTGTATTGCACATTGCTGAGAACATTATGGAAGATAATGTCTATGGTTATCCGCGGATGCAGCGCGTATTTAACCTGTTAGACGACCTTTTGAAGACTGTTGGCGGCTCAGCAGAGACGTTTTGGTTGACATCTAACCGCGGTTTACAGGTTGATGTTGATAAGGAAATGGACCTCAAAACCGAGGATGCTGAAGAACTTTCCGACGAAATTGACGAATATATGCACAATTTGCGGCGTGTTATTCGTACAAAAGGCGTCAAAATCAACAATCTTGGCAGCGATGTAGCTGATCCACGTGGCACATTTGGTGTCATTATGTCGTTGATCTCAGGCGCAACTGGTATTCCACAACGTATTCTGCTTGGTTCTGAGGCTGGGCAGCTTGCATCTGAGCAGGATCGTGCAAATTGGGCGACTCGTATTGAAGAACGCCGCAATTTGTTTGCAAATCCGATCATCCTGAAACGGTTTATCAAGATGCAAATCGAAAATGGTGCTTTACCTAAAGCAGAAGACTTGAAATTCTTGTGGCCTGATGCATTTCGTCAGAACCCACTCGAGCGAGCGCAAACATCTGCGCAAAAAGCTCGTTCACTTGCAAACGTATCAAAAGCATTGTCAGATACGAACCCTGTTGTGTCTGTTGACGAAGGCAGATCAATCATTGGCGTTACTGGACCTGCTCCGGCTGGTGCTACCAATTCCGATGCTCAAGATGGTTCGTTAGAATCTGACGCTGAAGTAGATGTCGTAGAAGAAGTGACCGAGGAAACCACCTCAACGGAAGAAGAGGAAACTTCGTGACTCCACATATCCGCATTGAATTCCTAAAGCTGATTGAAGCAACAGGCATTATTGACAAAGTCGTTGATGTTTTGGATGCTGATGTCGAAACGCTTTGGGTATCCGAAGCTACATCACCAGAAGTAAACGCTGTTCGTATCGTTCGTTGCTGGGGCTGTGCATTTTTCATCAATACACGTGCTGCACATGAAACAGATACTGAAGTTACTGCATCAAAAGGCTTGCTCTTTACACAAGATATGCAGCCATTGATCATGCATCTGCATACAAACGACGAATTGCTCGTCTTACCCAATAACGGAGCCTAATATGGGACTCAGTACGCCTATCAACATCAAAAGCGGCGATTCACGTCCAGCTATCAGCCACGTGTTCGAAAGTGCTCTCGATTTGGGAGGCGCTACTGCTGTATTTCACATGGCTGATCTCGATATGGTGACGGTTCTCGAGAGTGGAGCCGTCACTATCTCAGGTGAATCACCTAATTGGGTGCTGAAACATACATTTTCTGCCAGCCAAACAGATCCCTTGAGCGGCCTATATCATGGTGAGTTTCGGGTTACATTGGCTGACAATTCTGTCATTTCTGAGCCTAACGATGGGTATTTGCTTATCAAGGTTCAAGGAGAGCTTGGTCCAGCTAGTGGCCAAACAACCACACCAACATCCGTCTTGGCAAGTTCTTCAACTGTTCTTGCCAGTTCTTCAACTGTTCTTGCGTCTTCGGGGTAAACCATGGCACAACAAAACTTAGATAGGGGTTCATCCGCAGGTGATGCTACCGCAGAGAACCTATTCACAACGTTTGGTAAGGTAGAAGCCAACTTCACAGAGCTGTATGGCTGGGGTGATCATGGTGATGCTGGATATCTGACAAGCTATACGGTAACAGAATCTGATGTCACTGGGCATCAAGCTGCTCTTTCCATTACCGAAAGCCAAATCAGTGACTTGCAGTCTTATCTGACATCAGCACCTGTCGATTCGGTTGCTGGATTGCTTGGTGCGATTACGGCCACAGCTCTGCGATCAGCTTTGGGTATTGAATCAGGTGCAACAGCAGATCAGACTGGTGCTGAAATTCGTGCTTTGCTTGCAGCCACGGCAGATACCAACATCTTGACAGATGCTTTGCTGGCAACTTTGAATCTGACTGTCGCTTCCGACATCACAGGTATCACAGGTGCATCGGTTATCAACAACACTGTGTTCATCACACAAGCTGCATATGATGCTCTTGGCTCTTATGATGCCAATACTCATTATGTAATTGCGGGGTAAGTCATGCCTAAGTCATATATCGGAAATACGCTGGTCACGGCATCATACATTGGTTCTACGCCAGTTACGCTTGTGACTAGCAATGTTACGCTGACCATCTCTGAACAGCAATTGCCTGTGTATGACACGGATTTCTTTGATTCGGGTAATGCCACGATTGCTATCAGTGGTACGCATGATGCCTTAGATACTGAATTGCCTACTCTTGAATATCGCCTGTTGAATGCAGACAACAGCACAGAAATTCAAGGATGGACAAGTTTCGCTGCAAGTGCTGGAGGTGTTTGGTCTGTAAATGCTTCCAGAGCCCCATCAAATACTCCTATGCGAGCTCAAGTACGTCTGCAATCAGCTCCAGGTGTGTTCGTCACTCAAGTTGGTGAATGGTTTGCTGGCTATATTGTTGCTTGGTTCGGTCAATCACTTGCAGCAAGGCCTTTAACTTCAACATCACCCGCTCCAACTTTCACACCCCCAGCCAAAACGATGTGGTTCCTGGTTAATGATGTCAATGGGACGTTATCGACAGGTCCTGAGGAGATTACAGCGTCTTCAACACTCGGCTTACGTCGAATGGCAGCTGTTGTAGGTGAAGAATTTGATGGGCCATTGCTCATCGTCGATATGACACATTCAGGTACAGCACGTTCTGCTCTAGCTGAAGATGCTAACACAAGTAGAAATTGGAATGATTCCGCAGCTAATCCCGTCAACTACATTCGTACTCGTGGATCTGATATCTGCGCAGTATTCGATCACTGGTTTACCTCGGATGCAGCGACATATCTAGAATTCGAACGTATGTGGGCACCCTTCTACATCCGTAAAACGGTTGGAGGAATTGGTGATAATGATGACTTGTCAGGAATTGGGGATTATACTACCGGACTTGTGGAGGTGGTTAACACCCGCGATTATACCCCAGATCACTTCATGTGGGATCTCAGCGCTGCTGGAGATCAAGGTCTCTTCGACGCCACCCGTACCAAGTGGATTGTATCTTGGGGTGCTAGCCATTGGAATGTTACTACGCATACAGATGGTGAGGTACTTACCAATGATGTCCAGAAGGGTGTGCTTCGTGAGGCTATCCGTGCAATTGCTGAGTCTAGTACTGCTTTTGAAGCTATTACACCTTCATCTGTAGCTGGTTGGACAGGTCAAGAAGCTTTTGGTGGGCATCTGGCTCAACCAGCTGAAACGCATGTAGCTTCAAACGACGTAGATGGTGAATCTATGGCGGGCGTATCTCAAATGGAGAACGTAGCACGTGCTCTTGGTTTCCTATCACGCAATGAACCTCGTATCCAATCGGCTGCGTGGGAATCTACAGGTGCATATGTGGACATCACGTTTACATTGCCTCATGGAGGTACATTGTCAACCCCATTCATCGAACATGCTGCAGGCAACTATGATGGCAGCTTTGAAGGTGATAATTGGGTAACAGCAGCATTAACTCCAGCAACTTTGGCTGAACTGCATCATGTGCAAGGCTTTATGGTGACTCAGGGTGGTACACCTTCATTCTCAGGCTTTACGGCCTTAATTCAAGATGCTGCTAACGGCATTGTACGTATTACACCTGATACGGCATTTGTTGATGGTGACAGTCTTTCATTTGGTTATGGTGATGGTGTTCACCTTTTGACAGCTGCTCACCTTGCAGACTCACGTGTCATGCAGAGATGGCCAATCGAAACCAGAACTCATGTATCTGGTACCGGTTATGGCTATCCTATTGTACGTGAATCGGGCATTGCAACATTGTATACTGCTTCAGGTATTAGTGTTGGTGGTGGAGGTGGGGGTGCTACGACCTTCAATACTCAGGCTGCCAATGTCCAAGCCGATCCAACACACTTTGTTGATCCAGCCAACGTACCTGCAAATACCACTAAAATTGAATGGCGTGCTCGCATGAGCTATGGAACAACACTGCCAAGCAATACGTATATCTTTGCCCAAGAATCTGGCGGTTGCGATCTGCGTATCCTAGCTAACGGTAAACTTAGAGCTGTAGCTGAGGATTCTTCTGGAGCAGCAGTTCTCAACCCTACTAACGATTTTGGAGCACAACCAAACGCTGGCGCATTCAACGACTTCATCCTGGTAGTTGATATGGTGGCTCAAGAAGTTGTCTTGACTGTAAATGGAGCCAGCCAAACACAAGCATTCCAATCTGCAGGTACAGGTACATTCCAAAGTAACCGCGAACTTTCATTCTTGGCCAGTTCTCAAGGTGGAAATTCAATGCCGGCAGATACTACAGTAGAATACCTGGAAGTATATTTGAATGATGTACTTCATAAGAGGATCGCAGGAGACGCTGCAACAGTGAATGCTGACGCCTGGCATAGAGGTGAAGACGCCATCGACACTCCGTAGCCCGCTTAAAACGAGGCATCCAAAATAGTTGAAAAACCCTCTTGATTATTCTTTTTGAATTGGATATAATACCAATATGGACCAAATTGCACTCAATATTCAGGCACAAGCCGATACAGCGTCAATCAGGAATGATACGTTTGACGGTCGCGACTATATTGTTGTGCCTGTTGTGGCCCTGGTCGAAGGGGTTTTACATTCTGCAAACGCTGAGAACCCTGAATTGGCTCTTGCGACAGAATTTGGTAAATTTCCAAACGCATGGGATGGCCGTCCGCTGGTTATGAATCACCCTAAGGTGGATGACAACTATGTTAGTGCCAACTCTCCAGCAGTCCTATCTGATTGGGCATTTGGACAGATTTTCAACACCTACCTTGATGATAACAAGCTAAAGACCGAAGCTTGGATTGACATTGAACGTGTCAACACTCTTGGTGGTGAAGCGGCAACAACTTTGGAACGTATTCAGAATGGCGACATGGTTGAGATTTCGACAGGTCTCTTTGCTGCTGTAGAAGCGTTACAAGGTGACTATAGCGGAACTGCTTATGAAGGTGTGTGGCGTTCAGTTACGCCTGATCATCTCGCGTTCCTATCTGAAGGTACTATCGGAGCCTGTTCTGTCGAAGATGGCTGCGGAGTGCCTAGACTCAACACTCTTCGTCGTGTTCCTGTTAACAACCATGATTGCGGTTGTGGTTGTGAAGGCGAAGGCAATTGCGGAGACAGAAACATGGAACGTTCCGAAACAGATCAGTTAGCCAAGGCTAATTCAGCCCTTGACCACTTGATTTCAAATTCAATGCCATCCGACATGCCAATTGAGAATGCACGCACACTCCTGAGTGATGCCCTTGATGCATCTCTACGTGCGGAAAATGATGGGTTGTATCACATCTACACATTCACGCCTGATATCGTGGTTTATGAGACATGGAATTCGAATGAAAAATTCCAGCGTTCGTTTACAATCACCGATAACGTGGCGACTCTAGCGGACGATGTTGTAGAGGTCAATATGATGACTTCCATCGTTCCAAAAGCCAATTCTTCCGAAGCATCTGCTGAGGATGAAGAACCCAACGTCAACGAGAACGAAGTTGAGGTTGAAACCGAAAGCTCAGCAGAAGGAAACGATGACATGAGCGACGCTACCCAAGAGGCTACGCCCTCCAATCCTACACCTGAAACCGAAACCCAGGTTGAAGCTTCTGCTGAAACCGTTACTGAAGAGGCTCCTGCAGTGAATACTACACCTGCAACAGTTGACGACTATATTGCTGCCGCACCTGCAGGCATGCAAGAAGTTCTGGCCAACAGCTTGAAAATGCACAATGACAAGAAAGCATCGCTGGTTGCAGGTCTTGTCGCAAACGATCGCTGCAAATTCTCCCAAGAACAGCTGGATGGCATGGATCTCGGTATGCTCGAGAATCTGACTACTTTGTCGGCCGCACCTGCTGCTGACTATTCGGGTGCTGGCGGTACTCCAATCGCCAACGCAACTGCATCTGCTGCCGATGATCAAAATTCGGTTCCGAAGATGCAAGAAGCCTTCCCTGTGAAGACTGACGCCACTGCCGCTTAATGCGGTTTCTGTAACCTAACGAAAAAGAAGGATATGCCTCATGGCAAACACTGTTCTCGTTAAAGGTCACAGCATTCGCAAAGAGCGTGTTGCTGCGACCGTCATCACACCTGGTATGCTTGTCGAAGTACTTGCTGCCGATACTCTCGGTGCTCACAGCACTGCGGGGGGTGCTGCTCAAAAGGCGATTGCCGTTGAGTACGAAGTTATCGGTCGTGGTACCGATACCAACTATGCGATCGGTGATCGTGTGCTGTATGAAGTACTGACTGCTGGAGCCGAATTCTACGGCCATGTAGCTGCTGGTGCTGCTGCAATTGCGCATGGTGCTGCTGTCCAATCAGATGGTGCTGGCGGGTTCGTAACTCGTACTGGTACGAATGCTGTTGTTGGCTTCGCTCTCCAGGCAGTTGATAACTCTGGTGGTGGCACTGCTACTACCGTGCTTATCGAAGCTGTTTAACCGCCTTTTAGGCACGAACGAAAGGAAGACCAATGGATCCGAATATGGATATCCTGACAGGCGGTCAAAACGGTCAACTTGCCGCTAATGGCAGTGTTGCTGCTCGCCTCTTGTCAAGCGGTATGAACGTCAACGCATTGCGTACAAATGACGTCCTCCGTAAAGACGAATGGATTGCATACGATACTGCAATCGTTGAAGTCGCACGTGAACGCCTCATTGGTGTTGCGGACTTGCTGGGACGTGGCTTGCGCTTCGACCTCAACAATGCTCTGGGCACTACGAAGCTGGAGTGGGAGAAAATCTCCGACATGACTCCTGCTGAGATGAGCATGTCTGGTATTACCCCAGGTGAAAAAGATCGTCAGATCTTCGAACTGGAAGGTATGCCAATTCCTCTGACCCACAAAGAGTTCAGCATCAACATCCGGACTCTGATGGCCTCGCGTACTACCGGCCAACCTCTCGACACTACCCAAGCTGCTATGGCTTCTCGCCTCGTCTCCGAGCGGACCGAAGACCTGCTCTTTAACGGCGCGACAATTGGTGGGCCAAACAGCAACATCTACGGCTACTTGACAGCTCCCGACCGTAACGTCGGTTCTGTCACTGCAAACTGGGCTACGGCTACAGGTGAGCAAATCGTCAGTGATGTGCTGTCGATGATCGACGACGCTGTTGCAGATCATATGTATGGTCCATACATGATCTACGTGCCTTATGGTGCTTTCGTTCATATGGGCGATGACTTCAAGGCCAACAGCGACAAGACGATCTTGCAGCGCGTGAAAGAGATTCCAGGCATCATTGATGTTCGGCCTTCTTCACGTTTCGGTGGCAACAATGTTGTGATGGTTCAGATGACATCTGACGTCGTCGACATGGTTGTCGGTCAACAGCCTGTTCCGATCATGTGGGATTCCAATGGTGGTATGACGACCAACTTCAAGGTCATCTCCATTATGGTGCCTCGCATCAAAGCGGACATGAAAGGTCAATCCGGGATCGTTCACTACTCCTAACGGATAGTGGCGATCTCCAAGCACGGAGGATATTATGTCCAAAGTATCACGTAACCTTCTGGAGGGTAAGAACTTCAGCACTATCGGCGAAGATGGTGAACGCAAGCGTGTCACAGGTCCGAAGACGATTAAAGTGACTGAAGCTCAAGCCAAGGCATTTGCATCTCACTTCGAAGTTGCTGGTGCCAAAGATCCTGAAGCTGAAGCTGCTGCGGCAAAAGCCAAAGCCGTGGAAGCTGCTGAAGCGGCAGTTACAAAAGCGAAAGCTGGCGTTACTGCAGCGGCATCAGGCAATGCTCAGGCCAAAGAAAATGCTGCTAAGGCTCTGAAAGATGCCGAAGACGCATTGGCTGCTTTGAAGGGCTAACGCATGACTATTTCGACCAGCTCAGTTCTGTTGCTGCTAGGACCTGAATATCAGGAACTGGATGATATCTCCCTGACGGAGTATATCGCAACAGCTGAGCTGGTCGTTTCTGAAGACCTTGCTGATAGCGGATTAAGTGCCGCAAGGCAAACAATGATTGGCAAGTATCTGGCAGCACACTTTGCTGTCGTTGCTGTAGAGAGAGGCGGCTTAACACGTTCAAAAGTAGGCGAATCGACTGATACCTTTAAAGAGGGTTCGAAGTCTGACCGGGGATTCAATCTAACGAGGTTTGGCCAACAAGCTGTTGCGCTCGACTCATCTGGAATCCTCGCTCTGAATGCGAACGCAATGACTAAAGCAGAATTTCGGGTGGTATGATCTCACGTGGTTACACTCAGCAAGCAACTTATTGGGGTTCACCTGTGTCTAATGGCACTGGTGGATTCTCTTATGATGCACCCTGTTTAATCAAGGTTCGCTGGGAAGATCGTCAAGAGCAATTTCCTCTACAATCAGGTGACATTGGCACCAGTAAGGCTATTGTATTCACTCAGCAGGATTTGGATATCTTGGGCTACTTATGCCTTGGCTCGATCGACGAGTTTGATCCAACCAAAGTTCATGGTGCTTTTCAAATCAAACAATTCCGCAAGATTCCAAGCTTATCAGGTTTGAAGGTTGAACGGAGGGCATTTCTCTAATGGCTAAACCGTTTAAACCTCCCGCACGTATTGTCGCTGGCTTAGGTGGTGTTCGTTATACGGATACTATGCCTCAGCAAGCATTTGAATCTTATGTTCGGAAACAATCCAAAGGTCTTATCGATAACTTCGTAGCTTGGACAGAGCATATGGAAGAGCAGGCTGCTGATGTGCTGATGGAAGCTCTGCAGCCTACATTCGACAAAAGCCAAGAATTGGTTCCTAAGGATACAGGTGATCTACAACGCAGTGGCTATCTTGAGAAAGGTAGAGTTGCAGGTAGACCTACTGTCGAGATCGGTTACGCACGTGGTGGTGTACCTCATTATGCTGTACTCCAGCATGAGAATTTGGAATTCTACCATGATCCTCCAACATCTGCAAAGTTCCTGGAACGTCCATTGCTTGAAGACAGCAATAACATCCAGAAACGTATTGTAGCCGGATTCAAGAGGGCTTCAAGTGTCTAGTCGTGCTATGGATATCAAAGACCTGCTCGTTACAGCAGATGTCGGTAGATTTAACATCACCGAGCTTGAAGATCAGTCTGACTGGTCTATTAATGTTTCGAAAAGGCCTGATAAGCCTGATCGTTGCATTACTCTATATGATTCCGGAGGTCGTCCGCCTAATCCAGCGTGGCTAGTTGACTATCCTACGGTTCAAGCAATCATCCGTGGCAGTGAAAACGATTACACGGAATTAACGGATAAGGTATTAGAAGTCAAAGACGCACTGCTTGGATACCGGAAATCGCTATAAGGAGCTGATGCTATGGCAAAACGAATCCGCCTGTCGGATGACAGTGGCACCTCTTGGAATACTCTTCCAGGTAATACAGGTGAACTTCGCAACGAAGCCGGTGAGATCGTCGATACGATCTTCGGCCAAGATTTTCAATCAACTCAACCAGGTTTGATTGGCTGGTCTATTACTTCCAATGCCTTGTATAAGGGTTTTGCAGGTTATGTGGCTACCTTGAAGCGTCAAGGGGCTACTACAGCTATGACCGACGAGGCTATGTCTCAAACAACAGGTCAAGAATATCAGATCGATGCTTCTGCACGGCAAATCTGGGATCGCTCCGTGACTCCTACATTTGAAGACAATGGCGTAGCTGTTGCGGTTAGCAACATTGAAAGCATTGACTTCTTGTTTGGACGTGTTACCTTTGCTTCTGGTTACGTTGTTACAGGGCCAGTTACAGTCACTGGTTCCTTCTTCCCAACTTCAGATCTCTGTGGTGCGAACTCGTTCACGTTGACTCAAACAGCTGCAGGTGTTGATACGACAGACATGTGTTTGGCTTCTGGTAATGGTGGTTTCCGAATCTTCGATTACGGCCTGAAGCAGCTGAATTTGGAAATGTCAGGTTTCTACAATGGTACCTACGGTTACCTTGCAGATCTGCGTGCCCGGAATGAGCTGATCATCGAACTCAACCCTGATGGTTCAAACCAGTCTGTTGCTCGTGGATTCTTCCGCATTACAGCTGAAAGTGAATCGGGTAACGTGGGTGATCCTGAAGAGCAAAGCGTTACCTTCCAGTTGTCGGTACCTGACGAGGAATTGCTTTACAAGGCATTTACTTGGAACCACGCCGTTACTTCAACTCTGAACGAAGCCGTCAAGATTGCATTGACAGCTTGGGAAGAGAGTACTGTGATCGATGCTCAGTACTTGGGTAACGGTACCAGCGGTGAAGAGGGCAATGTAATTGTGACCGAAATCACGCTTGCTGGCGGCCTCGAAGTTATGAACGAATTCAGTGTTCAGCTTCAGGGCTCGGGTACACCATCAACAGTGTAATCCTTTACTAAGAAAGGTCTTTCCCTAACGGGTGAGACCAACAACCACATCAACATCAACCTTCTAGGAGACTAACATGTCCGTACGTGACGAACTAAGGGCTCAAATCTTTGCCAATGCGAAACCCAAATCGCTCGAGATGGAATTCTTTGGCGCGCAAATTGAACTACGCCAACCGCCCATGGAAGTGGTTCTTCAAACGCAACAAGCAGCAGCTGAAGATCGGGCGTTTGCAGCCGCCTCGATGGTAGTACGTTATGCATTCGTTCCAGGCACAAATGATCGTGTCTTCGACGATGCTGACATCGACCTGATCAAAGCAATGCCATTCGGTAAAGACATGGCTACGCTGAACACGAAGATTACCGAACTGACCGATATCGACATTCTCGGTGAGGAGGGAAACTCCGAAGAAACCCAAGACTCCACGACGCCTACTTCCTCGGAGAACAGCTCGGAGTAATAGACGTTGAAGGTCAAATTCTTTCTCTGCAGCCTGATAAGTTTGCGCGCTGGTTAGCGTATTTTCACCTCAGGCGGAAAGATGAGGAAGAAGCGAAAAAACGAGCCGCTGCTAAATCGAAATCTGGTGGCGGTCGTAAACCATTTAGGGGTCGATAATGGCTTTAAATCTTGGCGATATCAATTTCGGATTGGGTGTAGATACCAGACGTCTGAGCTCATCCGTAAATGATGTCGTCAAGTTCGGTCAAGCTGTTAACTCTGCTGCTTCCGCTTCAAGCGCGGCATCCAAGAAGACCGAAGCCGCATTACGTCGTCAAGAAAAAGCAGCGTTATCCGCTTTGCAACAGACTCTGCGTTTCAATGAGTCGGTACGTAAAGCTGGAGCACCTACACGGTTGCTTACAGACTCTTCCCGAGCATTCCGTGAATATACTAAAAGTGTGACTTCCGGAACACTCACAACACTTGATTTCCAACGTGCTCAAAGTAAGTTCCAAGCTGATGTAGGACGTTCGCAACGTTCTTTAAACCGTTTCAAACAAGCAGCTGATCAAGTACCTCCATCACTCTTCAATATGACGGAGTTGATGCAGAACTTGGCAAGCGCATCCGTACTTGCTGTAGGTCCTTTGTCAGGTGTTGGAGCTCGCATCACAGCCTTGACTGCTATCGCAAATCGGTCTAACCTTGCAATGGTTGGTCTTATTGGCGGTATCACAGCAGGTTTTATTACCTTAAGTACCTTTGGTCAAGGTGCAATTCAAACGGCTATCCAACTTGACAAAGTCAATGCACGTTTGGAATCTGTAACAGGATCAACTGAAGCTGCTGCTGATGCATTTGCCCGAATTCAACAATTATCTGACGATACAGGTTCCGAGCTTATCGGAGTTGCTAATGCATATGCCAAGATTAGTGCAGCAGCTGCAGGTACCGCATTAGCGGGAGCTCAAGTAGATCAGGTTTTTGAAGATGTCTTGTTTGGTGCTGCAAAGTTCCGTATTGGCACCGAAGAGCTGAACGGTGTTCTAAAAGCATTCGAACAGATTATGTCGAAAGGTATTGTCCAGTCTGAAGAACTTAGAGGGCAGTTAGGTGACCGCCTAGTTGGGGCATTTAACATTGCAGCTCAGTCTATGGGTGTGACGACTGCCGAGTTGAATAAGATGCTTAAAGCTGGCGAAGTCATGTCAGATGAGTTCTTACCTAAATTCGCATCCGCATTTAGAGCTGCTGTAGGTGCTGATCAGGTTAAACGTGTTGTAGGCTTGCAAGCATCGTTGAATCGCCTGGCTAACTCGCAGACAAACTTCAATCGGGCATTTGATGAAACATTCGGTATCAGTCAGTTGTTCCAAGCATCTGTAGAAAGTTTGACAGGTGTAATTAACTTCTTTGCTGACAATATGGATGTGTTGGCATTTGCTGCTGCAGGTGTAACTGGAGCATTGCTTGTAATTGCTGGTCCAGGTATTTTAGCAGGTTTCCTCAAACTTGTAAAGATCATCCGAACAGCTACAATTGCTATGGCAGGCTTGAATGCAGTTATGCTTGCTAACCCTGCAGGAGCCGTGTTGGCATTGGTTACTCGAGCTGCAATTGGACTTGCAGGTGGTTTGGCTATTGCAGGCGTTGCAATGGCAGGTGTCAATGAAGAGCAAACGGCTTTGGTTGATACAATCGATTCCTATATCGATGCTCAAAGACGTGCGCAACAAACTGAAGTCCAAACAACAGGTATCCTACGAGCTCAAGTTGCCGATCGATTGGCTTTGGTTCAATCGCAACTGGAACAACAAAGAGAACTATTTGCCAATCCTCCTGAATCTGGTGGCCATAGCAAAAGGAATGCACAGGATCGTCGGGCAAGCAATATTGCTCGATTGAATGCCGAATATGATGAGCTAACTTCCAAACTTAAAACCTTGACATCTATTCAGCAAGCCCAGCAAAATGCTGCGCGAGCTAGAGCTGATGCGGAAAGTCGGGTTGTTTCAGCTGCTGAACAAGATGCTATTGTACGTATCGAACGTATCCACCAAGAGATTGCCGCTATGGGTCAATCTGAGGGTGCATTGCAAGCGTTGAAAGCTGCATTCGGTCAAACAGATGCTATTGAGAAGTTCCGTAGCACACTTGAAAAGGCTAAGGTTGAAGAAGAAGCCATTATTGCTCGGACAGCTGAATTTTCTGCGGCTCTTGAAAAGTTGTCTGAAGCTGCTCAATCTAAAGCACTAGCAGACAGCACTAAAGAAATTGAACGTATGCGTATGGAAATCGAAGCTTTGGGTGATGGAGCTCAAGCAGTCGATAACTTGAAGGCATCATTCGAACAGTCGGATGCTATCGATGCATTCCGCAATAAGCTGATCGGTGCTGGGGTTGATATTGCAGTTGCTGAGCAGATGACAGCACAATTTGCTGATCAAATGCGTCAACTTGATGAGACAGTACGCAATCAACAAATGGATGCCACCATTGCTGAAGTGACTGCAGAGATTCAACGCATGACTGCTGAAGCTGTAGCCATCCAGGAAGGTGAAGATGCTGTCAGACGTCTGCAAGAACAATTTGCCAATACCCAACAGATCGAAACCTTTAGATCACGGTTGGAGGCTGCTGGTGTAACAGGTGAACGTCTTGAAGCCATTATTACAGCTTTGACAGGTGCTTTATTCCAATTGAATAATGTTGCTGGTCAGGCACGTATTGATGCCTCCCTTGAAGCGGCTGGAGACGCAACGAATAGACTTCGCAGGGAAACTGAAGCTCTGGCAGGTGGTAAAGATGCATTCACGGCATTTAAAAATGCTGAGCGTGTTACAGATAACCTGTCTCGCTTGGAATCTACATTGAAAGCCGATGGTGTTGATGCAGCTCAAATCACTGCAGCCCTAGATCAACGTCGTACAGCTCTTGAAGCCAACATCGAAGCCAACACCAGATACCAAGCTTCACTTGCCAAAGGTCGTGGAGGTCGTAAGAAGAGTGGCGGAGGTTCAAGTGCTTCTGATGACCTGAAAGACCTCAACGAACAGTTTACCAAACTTCAGCAGCTGCAAGCATTGGCATCTCAAGGTTCTCAGGCCTTTGCAATCTTGCAACAAAACCTATCTGTATCTGATAAGGTTGAAGCCTATCGCAAGAGTCTTGCAGGTGCTAACCTAACACAAGAAGAGGTTAATGAAAAGGTAAAAGCCTTCAGAGCTAGCATCGGAGCCTTTGATGCTGCTGCTGGCGGTGTCGACAATATGAAGAATGCTTTGCAATCGGCTAATAGCCAATTGGAAGACCTTCTAAAACGTGCTGAACAATTGACTAGCCTAGATCTAGGTGATTTAGGTGCTGAAAGTGGTTTGCAAGGTGCTCAGGCAATTGCACAGTATAGGTCAGCTCTTGAGAAGATGGGTATCTCTCAGGAAATGGTTAATCAACGTGTTGGTGAATTCCGCGACCGCATTAACGAGATCTCTGCCCAAGAAGGTGCTATTCAACAGATTGCAGACCTTCACCAAAATGTCCAAGATACGATTTCAAATGGTTGGGGTCAAGTTGCAGATGTGATGGCTGATGCATTGGTATCAGGTAAGTTAGATTTGAATGCTTTAGCTGATGTTGGTAAGAAAGTTGCCAGTGAGTTGATTTCAAGCTTCCTGGAACTTGCAGTCATTAAACCTCTACTTAATTCCATCTTTGGTGGTTTGGGTATTGGAGGTAGTGGAGGTGCTAGTTTTGGCCAACTATTCTCAGGTGCTGGAGGAAACTTCTTCGGTACACTATTCTCCCGTAAAGGCAATGCATTTGGTTCTAATGGCGCTGCTGATGTGAAATTCGCACGTAAGGGAGCATTGCTTACAGGTCCTACAGCGTTTGGCATGCAAGATGGTGGAGTCACTATTGGCGGAGAAGCTGGTGATGAAGGTATCCTACCTCTAGCACGTACTAGTTCGGGTGACTTGGGTGTTATCAATGCTGGTGGTGCTGGTGGAGGCAATACAATCAACTTTAACTTCCCACCTGGAACTGATGCCAAGAGCTTCCAGAAGTCCGAATCTCAAATGTCAGCACTTGCGAGCCGAGTAGCTTCGCGTGGAGGCCGTAACCAATGAACTTTCATGAAATTCAATTTTCCCAGAAGATTTCTTATGGATCGACTGGTGGTCCAATCCGTAAGACGGAAATTGTTGAATTGGGATCTGGCCATGAAGAGCGTAATAGCCCTTGGTCGCAATCCAGACGTGCTTATAATGCTGCTTACGGCATTAAGTCTGTGGATGAAGTTCATGACATCATGGCTTTCTTTGAAGCTAGGGAAGGTGCTTTGTATGGTTTTCGCTTTAAGGACTGGAGTGATTATAAATCCTGCAGACCTTTGGAAACCGTCGCAGCAACAGATCAGCCTCTCGCCACTGGAGACGGATCATCCACAGTATTCCAGCTTATCAAAACTTACGCAGATGCTCAAGGTTCTCAGGAGCGTGAAATCAGCAAACCTGTTGATGGGACCGTCAGGCTCGCTTTTGACGGCGTAGAGCAGTTAACTGGCTGGTTGATTGACTCTACGACAGGGCAAATTGTCTTTTCGTCTGCTCCAGGAAATGGAGTTGCCATTACGACTGGTTACGAATTCGATGTACCTGTACGATTCCAATCAGATTCGCTGACAATCAACCTATCACATTTTGAAAAAGGTCAAATTCCTGATATCTCTATGATTGAGGTTCGGGTATGAAAGACTTAATTCCAGCCCAAATGCAAACAGACTTGGAAGGTGGTGCTACACATCATGCGCTGTGTTGGCAACTTGTGAGACGTGATGCGCAGGTATTTGGATTCACAAACCACGACAAAGATCTGACTTTCGACTCGGTTACATATAAAGCCGAAACTGGTATGAATCCATCTGCTATCGCACAGTCTACAGGTTTGAATATCGACAACATGGATGTGATGGGTGTTTTAAACCAAGCCTCAATCGATGAGGATGATATTGCTTCAGGTCAATATGACAATGCTTTGATTACTTGCTATTTGGTTGACTGGCGCGACACATCTTTACGTTCTATCATATTGGCCGGATCTGTAGGTGAGATCTCAAGAGGTAACCTTGGCTTTGTTGCTGAGGTAAGGGGTCTAGCACATGCGTTGAACCAAAAGACTGGTGATACATATACACCTACATGCAGGGTTGATGTTGGTACACCTAAGTGCGGTGTTAATCTTGCTGGAACATCTAGTTCGGGCATTAACTATACAGTTGCTTCAACAGTTACCTTTGTAAATGGTCGGAATCTATTCAGATCAGATACGGTAGCTATTCAAGCAACCATTGATGGATGGTTTAGTCGTGGAGTCATTACGTGGACAAGTGGTGCTAATGCGGGCGCTCAGATGGAAATCAAGACTCATGTCCAAGAAGGCGATTTCAATACTATCCTACTTTGGGAACCAATGCCATATGATATTGAAGTTGGGGATGCATATAGCGTAACGGTTGGATGTGATGGAGCTGCATCAACTTGCTTCGCGAGATTCGATAACCTGATTAACTTCAGGGGTTTTAATTTAATTCCAGGGAATGATATCATTCTTAGGCAAGCTTCTTCGGAGGACGATAACAGCGGTGGCTCAGTATTCTAATCCACTAAAACCTACTAGCCGTGCTGATGTAATTGCATACGCACGTGACTGGCTTGGCACTCCCTATGTACATCAGGCATGTAAAAAGCATGTTGGATGTGATTGCTTGGGTTTGCTTAGGGGTGTGTGGAAAGACATCTACGAGGCTGATGCAGAACGTCCGCCTAACTATACACCATATTGGGCTGAAGTGAATGCTCAAGGAGGTGAACCTATGTTAGAAGCCGCTAACAAGTATCTGGTTGCAAAGCCTTTGAAAGACTTGTTACCTGGTGACGTATTGATGATTAGGATGAGGTCTAATAGCCTTGTTAAACATTGCGGTATTGTGTCGTACAACCATAGCATTATTCATGCTTACATCAAACACAATGTCGTGGAAGAAGATATTTGGGAAGTATGGCGTTCACGTAATATGTATGCATATAGCTTTCCAGGAGTTGGAGACTAATGGCAAGTATCATCTTGGCAAGTGCTGCTAATGCAATTGCAGGCAGCTTTGGATTCTCGGCGTTCGCGACTGCAGCATTTGCAGCCGGTGCTGGACTTGTAGGCAGCATTATTGACAATGCCTTGTTCGCACAAAGCACTAACATTAGTCAAGAAGGTCCACGTCTAGATGAAGTGAGATTCCAAGGCTCTTCTGAAGGCACACCTATTCATAGATTAACTGGGAGGACTCGAGTTGCAGGTAACGTCATCTGGACTACGAAATACCGTGAAGAAATCATCACCACCAGCTCAACTCAAAGTGGTGGTAAGGGTGGAGGAGGTGGAGTCACCTCAACCAGCACAGAATACAAATACTACGTCTCGTTCGCAGTAGGTGTCTGTGAAGGTGTTGTCCAACGTATTGATCGTATTTGGGCTGATGGCAGCATCTTAGATCAAGCTTCATTTACCATTCGGAAATATAAAGGCACTGAAACTCAAAACCGGGATTCTAAAATCCTAGAAGTAGAGGGTGCGGAATTTACTTCTGCTTACAGAGGCATCGCGTATGTTGTCTTTGAGGAAATGCTTTTGGAGAATTACGGGAATCGAATCCCTCAGCTAAATGTTGAAGTGTACCGAAGCACTGAAGACTCTTTGGCCGAATATGAAGATAAAATTACGGCAACTACAGTCATTCCGTCTGCGGGTGAATTTGTATATGCTACGACAGAAGTTTTCGCACATAACACTGAAACCCAAGAATCGGAGACTCAAAACAATCACTCCCTGTCAGATGGTACAGACTGGGAAATTTCTATGGATCAACTCGGCGATACATGCAGCAACATGCAAAACATCTCATTGGTGGTGGCATGGCATGGTACTGATCTTCGTGTAGGTGATTGCGAGTTAAGACCTAAGGTCGAAGCTGCAATTAAAACGACACGGTCTACGGATACGCCTATCGTTGAACCTACAGCTCTGGACATTTTTGGTAATGTTCCAGGTACTTCAATCACAACCGATTCTTTCCCTTGGAAAGTTTCAGGTATCGAAAGAGCTAGTGCAGAGGTTGTTAGCTTAGATGACGAAGATAGACCAAATCTCGGAGGAGCACCAAGTGACTTGTCCGTCTATGAGGCCATTCAAGATATTGATGATCGTGGCTGGACTGCTACTTTTTATCCGTTTATTCTTATGGATATCCCTTCTGATAACACTTTAACCGATCCGTATGGCGGATCTAATCAAGCAGCTTTCCCATGGAGAGGTCGTATCACTTTGGAAGATGATTCCGATGATCAAACAGCTGCTGCACGTACACAAGTAAACACATTCTTCGGCAATGCTGCCCGTACAGATTTTGGTGCTTGGGATGGAGAAACTATTCCATATACAGGGCCAGCTGAATGGTCTTTCCGCCGGATGATCCTTCACTACGCTCATCTCTGTTCAGCCGCTGGAGGCGTGGACACCTTTATTATTGGTTCCGAAATGGTTTCGTTAAATCGTATCCGGGATAACAATGGAGACTATCCGAGCGTTGACCAATGGATTGCTTTAGCGGCTGACGTAAAGGCTATTCTAGGATCTGGAACAACCGTTACTTACGCAGCTGATTGGTCAGAGTGGACGAATCATAGGCCTTCGGATGGTTCTAACGATGTGTTCTTCCATCTCGATGACTTGTGGGCCGATTCTAACATCGATGTAATTGGCATTGACAACTATATGCCATTGGCTGATTGGCGTGATGGTGATAATCACCTGGATGGAGCGCTTTACCGGACAATCTATGACCTTAACTACTTGAAGGGTAATATCAAGGGTGGTGAAGGTTATGACTGGTTCTACGCTACAGCTGCTGATCGTTACAACCAGGTAAGAACTCCTATTGATGATACAGCCCATGGTGAAGATTGGGTATTCAGACCTAAAGACTTGGAAAACTGGTGGAGCAATGCTCACCATAATCGTCCTGGAGGTGTGCGTGATGCATCTCCTACGGCTTGGGTACCAGAATCAAAACCTATCTGGTTTACTGAAGTGGGTTGCCCATGCGTAGATAAGGGAGCAAACCAGCCAAACGTATTTGTCGATCCGAAATCATCCGAAAGCTTTACGCCTTACTTCTCTTCAGGTACGCGTGATGATTTCATGGCTCGCCAGTTCAACATTGCTCAATATGAATTCTGGGCTGATAATACTAATAACCCATCTTCAGGTGTATATGCAGGTCGAATGCTTGATGTCGATCGTATGTATCTATGGACATGGGATGCAAGACCTTTTCCTGAATTTCCTTTCCAGGCAAGTGTCTGGTCTGATGGGGATAACTGGGAACTTGGTCATTGGGGTAATGGTCGTTGGGGTTTGCCTACGCTAAGACATTTTGTAGAAGAAGCTACTGCGGACTTTGATGTTACTATCGATGCGTCTCAACTGCATGGTTTGATTACGGGATATGTTGTAAGCGACACGTTGAGTGCTCGAGACATCATCCAACCACTCATGGCTTTATACTCGTTCGATGCTTTTGAATCTGAAGGCGTTATCAAGTTTAAGCATAGAGGTGCTGACTCGGTTATTGAACTTACCGAAGATGATTTGGTGTACGACAATCCTGATGATTCATTGCAGGGTACCTTTAAACTGACAAGAGGTCAGCTTACGGAAAGCCCGGGCGAAGTTCGTGTGAAGTTTATCACCGATGACTATAACTACAAGGTCTCAAGTGTTCCAGCACGTCGCAGAGTAAATGCAGGTAAAAATGTATCCGAAAGCAGCTTCAATGTTGTTATGTCGTTTACTCAAGCACAGAGTGTGGCTGATACCCTTTTGATTGATGCGCATGTCATGAGGGAACGTGGTGAGTTTAAATTGCCTCCAAGTCTACTTGCCTTAGATGCATCAGATGTCGTAAATTTGACAGCCAATGGACGCAGTGCTGATTATCGCTTAGAAGAGTTGGGTTATGAATTTTACAGACCTTCAAGCGCTGTACGCACTGAAGCTGCGACTTACAGTAGGTCTCCTGGCCCATCCGTTAGACGTACAAGCGGCAATGATACTATCGTAGGCTTGTCTAAAACTGTATTCCTAGATCTGCCGCTACTTACAGGCGCTGAGACCCCTTATGCACCTTGGATCGCATCTTCAGCTGCTCCATGGCCTGGAAGTGTCTCAGTATTCAGATCTTCAACAGGTACAACGTATACGGCTGATCTCGATATTACCGTTCCAACTGTTATGGGTGTAACTACTCTAGACTTCGGTCCTGCTGAACATGGCTATTTCGATAATGGCAATGTACTGCAAGTTACCTTGAATACATTCGGAACTCTTCAATCACTTGATGACTTGGACATGTTTACAGGTGCAAACTTAGGAGCCCTATATAACCCTGAAGTGGGTGAATGGGAGATTGTTCAGTGGAGCCAGGCAGATCTTGTATCGCCTAACACTTATGATCTAAGCAGACTTCTGAGAGGACAATTGGGTACCGAACATGCTATTTCTGATAACCTAGTTGCGGGTGCTACCTTTGTTGTTCTGGAAGAGACCTTAAGACAGTCTAATATGCCTGCAAGCTTTAAAGATCTGGATTTGTTCTGGCGCTACGGACCTACATCAGATGCTCAAAGCTCAGGCACATATATCACAACTCAATTTACGCCCAGAGCTATAGGCCTCAGACCTCTATCGCCGTGTTCTGTGTCTGCCACTAAAGACGCGGCATCCAACGATATCCTGCTAGAATGGATTCGCCGATCCAGGATTGGAGGAGAAGTGTGGGATGGTGGGGATGTACCTCTATCTGAGACGGTTGAGGCATACGAGATTGATGTCTACGACATTGACGGCACAACTATTCTAAGAACAATTGAAATAGCGGAATCAACCACAACCACTTATACATCGGCTCAGCAAACGACTGACTTTGGTGCATCTGTTACGACACTCGATTTTGAGGTATATCAAATCTCTGAATCGTTCGGCAGAGGTATTGGACGTCGTGAGCAGATAACCTTCAGATTCTAGGAGACGTACAATGGCTACACCTGAACTAAATATCACAGAGATGGAACAGTCTCAATCTCAAAAGCATGTTACCTTTAACGAGGCCATGTTCAAGTTGGATGCTGCAACGCAGTTGGCGGTTATTGATCGAGGCTTGAATACGCCTCCAGGATCACCGGCCGAAGGGGACCGATACATCGTTGCCAGCGGAGCCACAGGAGATTGGACTGGCGCTGAAGACTTAATTGCCGTTTATCAGAATGCGGGGTGGGTGTTTTTAACTCCTCGAAACGGTTGGAAGGCTTTTGTATTAGATGAAGCCATCGACATTCGCTATAATGGATCAGCCTGGAATACTGTTGTTTCAGGCGCAGCATCAACAGCCAATGGTGCTTTTACCCAGTTTGAAATTGCCTCTGAGTTACTTGCAGGGTTGTCGGGTGCTTCGGTTACAACTACCGTCGCATTTCCTAACCAGTGTATTATTTTGGGGGTATCTGTTTATGTGGTTGATGCTATTACAGGTGCAACAGATTACGATGTGGGTGATGGTTCCACCCAAGATAGGTTTGGTGGTTCTTTAGGAATCGCGACGGGCTCTAACAACCAAGGGCTTATTGGACCTTTGGGGAATTACGGCGTCACGACCGTAACCCTAACATCTAACGGGGGATCATTCACAGCAGGCGACGTGAGAGTTGGCTTGCATTATATAGCGACGGGTGCTGCCACGTCGTAATTTAGGAGACAAGACATGGGTGAAGAACCTACGCGCAACCATGAGGTTGTGATTGCTTTATTGGAGGAAAAAGTCAAACAGCTGGAATTCAAATTAGACAGTGCTTCCACTAGCATTTCCGATTTGCAGAAAGAGCTGGAAAACTTTGAGAAGACCATGGAAACGAGAGAACGGAAACGTCTTGTAACTGGGGTATCAGTGTTGGGGTCGGTTGTACTTAGCTTGCTGGGTATTATCTGGAGTTATAGGAGTGTTATTTTCAAATGAACAAGCTAAAGATTGTATTCTGGTGTCTCGCAGTTATAGCTACCGTACTGGTAGTTTGGATTGCTATTCCTCCTAAAATACTTTTTAACCCTTCTTTGGTTACTATTAACGGTGCGCAAGTCAAATCGTATCGAACGTTTCCAATGAAGCAATGGCTAAAGATACCCATTATCAAATACTCGGAACATATTCGACCTGTCGACGGTTCTACACCATGTTCCGATACAGCCGAATTCAGGTATAAGGATAATGGACTTCCATATGCTATCTGGTCTATTGATCATTGGGCTGCTCGTTGCATTACCCAAGACTATCATTACCAGGTTTTTTGGTCGCCAAGACTCTTCGGGATTATTCCACTTCGTCCCATTGAGATAGACCTATACGTAGAAGTAGATTAAGCCGCAAGGCTAGGAGACATGATGAAACAAATCACCGAATCGATGTTGAGGGCCATCGCACCAAAACTCTCAAACAAGCATCCTGAGAAGGCAAGGCAATCATATATTCTTCGAGAGATGGCGGAAGTCATCAACGAGCTTATGGTTCAATTCGAAGTCAATACTATTGCTAGGCAGACTTATTTCTTGGCACAAACATGTCATGAAGCTGCAGGCTTTAGAACGACTGTTGAGTATGCTTCAGGACGTGCTTATGAGGGTCGCCGAGATTTGGGTAATACCCAGAAAGGTGATGGCAAGAAATTTAGAGGTCATGGCATTATCCAAACAACTGGACGAGCTAACCATGCTGAGTTCACAGAGTGGTGCCGCAAACTTTATCCCGATTGCCCAGACTTTGAGCAGAACCCAGAATTGCTAGCCGAGTTCCCTTGGGCTATCTTGAGTGCATTCTGGTATTGGGAAACTCGCAACCTGAATGAATTTGCCGATCGTGGTGATTTCAAGGGGGCTACGAAACGTATCAACGGTGGCTACAATGGCATGGCTGACCGTCGTAAGTATCTGGCACGCGCTGAAGCTGTATTGGGTGACAGCAGTTCAACACCTCTTCTCCGTCTTGGTTCTGAAGGCTCTGATGTCTTCGAACTACAGACACGTTTGAAACAGTGTAATTACCGTATTGGATCGGTCGATGGAGACTTCGGAACCCTAACCGAAGCTGGCGTCCGAGACTATCAAGCAGATATGGTTCTTACCGTAGATGGAAAGGTACGAGTCGGTGGGGAAACATGGAAATCTCTTGGCGAGTCCATCAGCGCAGGATGGAAAAGACCGCTCAGCGAAGAGAGACAAGATGCGTCTGGTAAGGATCTTGGTAATAGTCGAATTGTTGCTGCTAGTGATCGAGGTTCTGGTGCTGGGATTCTGGGTACTATCTCTATCCTCGGCGCCACCTACTGGGATCGAGGTAAAGAGCTTATTGATCGCTTTGCCAGTCCTGAGTACGTTGTGTGTGCTATTCTTGGTGTGGTGAGCCTCTATCTTTGGTTCCAACTTCAAAAAGCACGCGCAGCACGTATTGACGATCATCAAAGGGGGAAGACACTATGATTGGTACATTCCTTTCAATCGTCGGTAAATTCTTAGCTGGTCCATTGGTTGACATTGCCGGTGGATATTTCAAAACCCAGACGGATCAATTTAAAGTTCGTGGCGATGTTCAGATGGCTAAGACAGCTGCTGATACGGACTTGGGAATTGCAGCTTTCGAGACCGAAGCGGTGTTAAGCGATCGAAGACCATTTATGACGGTCTTGATGCAAAGCGTCCTGCAAGGCATTTGCCTTCTCTACTTGGCAGCTCTTGTCATTGTAAGTGCTTTGCCTTTAGAAGGCTGGGAGGTAAAATCTCTACCTAGCCTTTGGGAATTGCTTATCCTGTTTATCTTAGCAGGTCTAGCAGGTCCACAAGTCTTGAATATCTTGAAGGATCGGTTCTTCAAGTAAAAGAAAAGGGGGTAGGTGTGGTTGTCTACCCCCTTAGAGCGGGATCAGCTTGATGTCTCCGGTTGATCCCGTTCGTTATACGATAGGCTGAAACCTATCCTCAAAAGCCTTCTTCTCGCGCTTAGAAAGCTTTGTCCAAGATTCAGATGCCGGATCGACCTTACCTGCATTGTCAATCATCTGCTGCACCAGATCATATTCCATGCTAGACAGTTGAAGCGCATTGAGGCGGTAGTCTTCGAATGCTTCGTATGTGACAGGCATCCAAACTTTCAAGATCTCGCAAAGAGCTTCGGCATACACACGAATTTCGTATTGCGCATGGGGATCAGCTCTGAGTCGCAAGAAGTGCATAAAGTTGTGGACATCTACTTTCCAGTACCACTGGGTATAGATATTGAGAGGCAGATTCATCCGAGCTAATTCCCGAGCTAACCCATCGTCAAGCTGATTGCTGTAGAGGTTGTACGACAATTCGGAATGATCCATAATCCACTGCCGAACATCGAGTGCCTGAGCACGATCAAAAACCTCTTCACGCCCTTGAGCATTCGATTGTGATTGTGCTGCAATCTGCTCAGGCTCAGGGAAGTAAAATTCACGATCCAGCACCGAGTAACGAGCCGAATACTCATTGATGTTCGCGGTCCGATGACGCACCCACTGACGGGCGACGAAGACTGGCAGTTTCACATGCAGCTTGATTTCGCACATTTCAAAAGGTGTGGTATGCCAGTGTGACATCAGATAACGAATCAGCCCACGATCTTCATTGACGGTCTTCGTTCCAGTTCCATATGATGTCCGGGCGGCTTGAGCGACAGCAGCATCATCACCCATATAATCGACGACGCGGATCATACCCTTATCGAGTACAGGGATCGTACCTTGAGCCATCAGATCATCCATAGCGGCGCACTTGGGACGCTCGAGCTGAACCATCTCTTCTCCCGCTGAAGTGGTGTCATCCATTTCTTTGTTTCCTTCTTCTTTGTATAGTTGATATAGGTAGTATGCGTAAGGTAGATACCAATGCATGGGTTATCGCTTCTTGGCTAAGGTAGCCATCAGACGATGTAGGTTGCGTTCCAGATGTTCTGGAGTACCGTTGTTGTCCAGAATATAATCTGTCATCCAAGGTTGAATGCCATTAGACTCTTCACCCTCGGGAGGCATACGCTCAGAAGCATCCACCCAGATTGAAAAGTCGAAAAGACCCATACATTTGGCTGCATGAAATTCACGAGGGTTACGATTCCCTACATACAGATCAAATTCCGCAAAGATGGCTGTAGACAGAAAAGCCGGATCGTCTTCGTTGGCTTCTTTGATAGCCTCAAACCAGAATTGCCGGTGATTTACACGATCAGCATAGGCTTCGTCAAGATCCGCATATTCAGGGAATGGAGGTTTTTCAACCTTGATAGGGCTAGCCGAACGATATCGTTGCCAAGCTTTTTGCATCTTAGGCAGTACAACACGTTCAGCCATAAAATAGGATGACGAAACAAAATGCATGTCATAATGCTCTGTAAGCAAATCTGCCACAGTATCTTTACCGTGACGCGCATAGCCCACAATCATCAACTTCATACCTAGTTTACTCATGATCGAGCAACCTCCCCTTTACGTTGATTCTGGTACTTACCCTCATATACACTATCAGGGAATTCACCTTGGTAAAAGATTACTTGAGCAATAGGCATTCCAGAACTCAAGACAATGTCATTCACCCCATGATTGGTAATTTCCATTGTGAGGAAACCATTCCATCCAGGTTCGAGAACCGTGTTTTGAACTGCTAGCCCTAAACGGGCTAACGTACTCTTATCGTGAACCACAGCAACGATATTAGCTGGAATGCAAAAGTATTCCAAAGTACCACCCATCACCATTTGACCTGGCTCGAGAACTGCTGCCCGAGTTTCCAAGTCAAAGTTAGTATAGGGTAACGTGCTGAGATCTGTTTCAGTTGCTGGATCTATCGGCCTCATAACACGCTCAGGTATTACAAGTGCATCACCCAACCTGATATCATAGCCGAAATGGCCAAGACCGTAAGAAAGAGATCCCATCCGAGATTTCTCCATCACGAAAGGATCCAACATAGGTCTCCAGCGTGAACCGTCAGCTACGTTAGAAGAATCGCATAACTGGCTTATTTCCCAATCGCAAAGTTGCATAGTCTATCCTAACCGCATTTGGAGTAACCGCAGTTAGTGCATTTCATGCAACCTTCTGCCATTACCATTGAAGGGGCTTCACACTCAGGGCAAACATCTCCCCGAATCTCAACCTTAGTATTTACCTCTACAGGTTCGGTTGAAGGCTCAACTGCAATAACACCTTCAGATTGAAAATGACGTTCCAATACTTCACCGATACGGGCAAGCAACGAACCATAATACTTACCTTCCAAGAAAGCACCATCATGTGTCGATTTGATAGCCTGCAATTCTTTGACAATGAATTGGACATCCATCCCAGAACGCATCAACGCTGAGATCATCACCGTCAAAGCTGTCACCCATTCTTGATGACGAGCATCTTTGGACTGGATAAAAATTTCCCAAGGTGTGTTGTCAGTGTAATGGTTGATGGTTAAGAAGATGGAAGCATTCCAAGAAGGCCATTTGATCTTATACGTAAGGCCAGGCAAAGCTTCTGGGCGGCCTTCTTTGACTTCTTCAGGTTTGTCTGAGGCAAGTGAAAGCACAGAACCTCGAACATCGGAAGGGCGATAAGTCGTACATCCTTTACACCCTAGAGCGTAAGCCCGAAGATATACGGCCTGAAAATCTCCAAAGGTGATGTCTTCAGGCAAGTTAATGGTTTTGGAAATAGAAGCATCAACCCATTTCTGACATGCACCTTGCATACGTAGATGAGCATCAACCGGCAACTCTTGAGCTGTGATCATGTAGTCCAGATCCAAAAGCTTTTCAGGGTTTTTATAGCCATCACCGTGACGCTGATGCAGGCTATACAAATATGTCTTAACCTCCTCGTAAGTCTCAGCCTGATGTTCGTTGTTGGATGAGAACACTTTCCGGTTATAGCTATGTGCGAAGTTAGGCTCCAGCCCCGATGAAATGTTCCCATACACCAAAGAAGTGGTGCCAGTAGGTGCAATGGTTAGGAGAACACCATTACGTAGACCCAGATCATTCACCATATCCGTAATTCGAGGATCAAGCTGCTCCAGGAAATGGCGATTGATTTTGTCGGCATCGAAGAGAGGAAAAGCTCCACGTTCTTGAGCCAACATAGCTGATGCTTCATAAGCAGCTTCGGCAATGGCTTTCATGATCTTGTCTGTCATAGCAACTGCTTCATTGCTGCCATATACCAATTTCATTTGAGCCAACGCATCAGCCAAACCGCTAATACCCAAACCTACACGACGCTTATCGTATTGTTCTTGTGCTTGCTCTTCAAGCGGGTATTGGGTTACGTCGATGACATTATCCAGGAAACGCACTCCAGCTGCGACAACCCTCGATAACATATCCCAATTAACATCGGCGTTAGACGTGAAAGGATCATCGACCAGACGGGATAGATTGACAGCGCCAAGATCGCAAGCGCCATGAGGTGGGAGCGGTTGTTCTCCACATGGGTTAGTACAACGGATAGTCTCACAATACTGTAGATTGTTAAGGTCGTTAACACGGTCAATGAAAATGACACCAGGCTCAGCATAATCATAAGTGTTCTCCATGATCATATTCCAAAGGTCACGAGCCTTCCAAACGGAATAGACGTAATAGGTAACGCCATCTTTTTCAAAATCTTGTTCCACTAATTCAGATGCACGCTCTTCAGCGGGCTCAGCAGGAAAGTGGAGACTCCACATCGCATCGGCTTCTACGGCTTCCATAAAGGCATCAGAAACCAAAACGGAAATGTTGAATTGCTCCATCACCCCACGTTCACGTTTGCATTGGATGAATGCGGGTAGATCAGGATGCCAATCTGACATAGTAGCCATCATAGCACCACGACGATCACCTGCTGACTTTACAGTCTTCGAAGTTGCATCCCATTGCGTCATAAATGGAATTGGTCCAGAAGCTGCAGAACCTTTACCAGTACGCTTCAATGCGGCTCCCGCTGGACGGAGCGTTGAGAAGTCTGTCCCAATACCACCACCTTGCTGAAGTGTAAACATCACATTCCCGATAGCGGTATGAATTCCCTCCATTGAATCAGGCACTGTACCATTGACGTAGCAATTCATCAACGTTACTTTTTTCGAAGTACCTGCACCAGCGAGAATACGACCTGCGGGCATCCAAAGACCTGCCAACATAAAGTAACGCATTTGTTGCTGTGCTTCACCGCTTCCATCTTTAGCATAAACACCATCAACAACACGGTTGATAGTATCGAACATGGACTGTTCATCGCCCCACTTGTATTTCTTTGCCCAGACATCACGAATCAACGGCATAGTGAATTCGTCAAGTGATGGGTGGATGTCTGCAACCAATTGGTCAGTCATTGATATCTTCTCCTGAGAGGAATGCCATGATTCGAAGCTCTGCCTGAGCATAATCGATTTCGGCGAGTGATAGAGGTTCTTCCATAAAGCTTTCGTTAATTCCACGAGGACCTGGAAGTTCTTGCATTTCAGGTTGGCTTGTTGAAAGCCTACCAGTGGGTGTGCCATAGATAGGCTGGGTTAGCTTATCCATATGCTTTTCAGTGAATGATTTTGGATCGGACATTATACCTCAGCTTGAATCAAACTTGCGACGGCTGCAGGTTCAGCATGAACACCTTTATCTGCAAGACGTTTGCGTTTGCTGCTTCCATGGCAAATAATTGCCTTCTGCAGAATTGCTGCGCGTGTAGCTAATGGACGTTGATTGAAGGTCACAGCTGTAACACTCCCAATAGCCCGCAAAGCATCACAAGTGCGCAGTGGTTTCTTGTTGTTCGAACGTCCATTCCATCTGGATGATACGTTCCAATACGCTTGAGTGCGCTGTTCTAGGGTTTTCATTTATACGAATCCTCGCTTTATCCTATATTATAACACCATCCATAAGGGAAATCAATTGGCAAAATTTTTAGCCCATCAATTTATTTGAATGGCGTGTCTTTCAGATCGCCCCAACGTTTTCCTGTTTTAGCATCAGCAGAGAACGGTATCCGATCAATGCCCCATTCTATCGGAGTCTTTTCCATTTCGGTAGTTACATGGTTGGCCATCTCAATGAACAGATCATGATCATCCGGATATTCAACAATGATAGCGTCATGCACAAGGTTAACGATCTTAATTCCACGCTCTTTCAACCATGGACGAACTTTAACTGCTGACATCAAAGTGATGTCTGATGCAATCGACTGGTGAGGAAAGTTGGAAGCTTCATTTTGAAGATCCCGAATCTTCTCACGACTGATGACCCCAGCACGCTTTCGACGGCCGAACGGAGTTGTCAGGTTTTGCCCTTTGATAGGAGCATTACGGCATTTACCGATAAACTTCCAGGCTGTTGGAAATTGATTAGCCCAGCCATCAATCATACGCTGAGCTTCTTCGGTAGGTATTTCAAATTCTTGTGCAATGGAATTTGCTTCACGGCCATACACAATACCGAAGTTCAAAGCCTTCGTTCTCATGTATTCTTCTTTGGCCTGATCATAATCCGCATTGCCTGGAAGGTCTAGAGCATATCTCTCTACCCAATCATCTCCCCAAATCTCTTTGGAAACGACTTTGTGGAGAGATAGACCTGCGGTTTCATAGATATGGCAAAGGGCTTCATCTCCAGACAGAGCTGCGAGACACCGCAATTCAGCCTGATCCAAATCCATCTCGCAGAGCATATGGCCTTCTGCGGCAATAAACTGTCCTCTGATCCGTGGATCGCGAGGTTGGTTTTGCATATTTGGTCCGCGAGATGAGAGACGGCCTGTTGCAGTACCATGGATAAGATAAGTTGAATGCACTCGTCCATCGGAAGAGACTTGATCTGGCAAGGGCTTAACATAAGTGCCGAAAGCTTTAGCGGCTTTGCGGTGCTTCTGAAGTGCGGTAACTGCGGGGTGTGCTGGCAATTTTTCAAGAACATCGGCTCCAGTACCTTTATTGGTTTTGGCTAGACGGAGTTGATTGTAAAGCAGGTCCCCGATCTGTTTAGGGCTGTTAGGATTGATGCCCTTAATGATACGTCCACCACCATCTCTCTTAGGACCTGAAGTCTTATAGAATGCACCAGGGTTGATCTCAAGAGCAATGGCATTCAAAGCTTCGGCGTGCTCAGCCATGATGTTTTCAAAGTAGGTTACATTCTCAGCCCGCTTATCCATATCGACAAGCATACCATTCTCTTCCACTTCTGACAAGAGTTCAGATGCTGGAAGTAATACTCGGTGGTATAGTTTTTTGTTTTTGGAATCGGCTTCGATGCGTTTAAGCATCTGAGTATGCATACCTTTCGTTTTCGATACGTCATATGCAGCATACTCATGTAAAACAGGTTTAGGAATAACCCTATAAGATGACTTCTTGCTTGGTAGATATTCCTCAAGCATATCCTTGTGATAGGGTGCGCCAAGCTCATCAGAGGCTACTTGGTCAAGATCATGAAATCCGCCACGCTCTTCCATTGTGTATGACATGAGCATAGTATCATGATCCACACCAGACTTTAGATGTCCTTGAGTACGCATGAACTTAACGTCAAACTTACCGTTATGCCAGACCCAATTAAAAACACCGCCAAGTAAACGCGGAACCATGAAGTCACGATGATGGAGGGCTTCTAAATGCTCTTCCTGAGCAATATATACCATGCCGGGATCAACACACCAACCAAGACAAAGAACTTCATCATCCATGTGATCAAAGCCACCCGTTTCAATATCCGCCCCAAGATCGAAATCATTCAGTCTTTCCGCCGCTAGGAACGTGACATCAATGAATGCCTTTACGTCTTGTTCATCCCGTGAGACTTCATAGTTGGGTTGATCCCATACTTTGCGGGGTACACCTCGTGCAATATCCAGTGCATAGTTGATGTCTCTTTTGAACTTAGTATATGAACCACCACCACGAAGTAAGAAGGATGGGTGTACAGATGCTAAGATACCATGCTCGGCTAAGGGTGAATCAAATACTTGTCCACGAATACGTGTAATGCGTGTAGTGATGTCATTATTCACTGCCCACATAGCTGTATTACCTAAGCATACAATAATCTTTCGGGGATGCTTTGCAAGTTCGTCGGTAATATATTTATGGCAAGCCATTGCAGCTTTTTCAGTCAGCTCGGTATTACGTTTAGTGTCTTTGGTTTTAGGTACGAGATATGGAACCGCATTGATGTAGTAAAAGTTCTCGGCATCGAATGAGTCTGGAAAGACATCTCCGAGAACTTTTAGCACAGCTTTACTGGCTTCATTTTTGACTAATTCTGCAGCTGTTGGAGATTCGCCCACGAATACGATTGAAGCTTTGGGATTACCGTAACCGCCTTGAGCAATTTTCTTACCTGGGGCTAGTGCTTGTATTTCCATCGGAGTCATGTTCTATCCTATCGCTGCTAAGGGTGTAGGCCTTCCACCTACCCGTGCATTCATAGCTGCATCTCTAATGCTGAACTAATAGGTCGCCAACACAGACCCGGCTGGTTAAGCCTTTCAAATACCTCCCATCACCAATGGAAGGTTTTACATTATGTCAACCAAGAACGGAAAACCGTTACATTGGTAATTGCCAGATCATTAACTTCGCCTGGGTTATCCCACCAATCACCCCGAGGTGAATGATCAGGATTGGCTAGGGTGATAACTTTCTGGTCACGCATTCCCATCCGAGACGGCACAGCGGAGTCGATACCCATAACAGCGCCACCGACGCGAGTTGCTGCAACATCATCCTGAATGTCATCGCTGAATCCAAGCATGTGAATTTTCTTATCGGGACATACGGTTTGAACGATCTCTGCGGCCTTCACACGAGAAGTACCCAGCTTTTCTTTGACATTGCGTGGAATACCAATCCAATCAATTTCACGGATCTGTGCGAAGGCTTCTACACATTCAACCCATTCGTCAAATGTAGTGCCTTGAGGAACAGCCATACCTTTGGTTGAATCGGTGATCAAGTTCCCCCAAGTATTCAAAGCCTCGAACGTCTTCAGGATTGTTTGATCTTTGTCCAACAATTCATCGGGCAAGACAAAAACTGATGCATGCACAACACCAATAGCTTCACGCATCTCGTCTTCTGAAAGGGGATAACCCAATTCGATGACAGAGTTGTCCATGATAATCCACTGGTTGTGTGAATACGTTTGAGCATAATCACCTGGACGCTTGATAACATCATGAGCCAGCAACAACTGGTAATCACCCAGCATGCCAGCTTCACGATATGCTTGTGCGACTGGGATCGGAACCACAGGTGCAAATTTAGCCATTAAACTTCTCCTACCACTTTGTGGCAATTAGAGCACTGCTGAGCAACTTCCTGAAGGTCTTGAATCAGTTCGTCGGTATCAATAGTGCGGTTAGCAAGCAATGTTTCGGCATTCTCCAGTGCTTCACGTGCTTGTTCGAGGTAATTCACTGCTTCGCCGTGCTGTTCTTCGGTAAGCGTAATCGTAGCCATTACATGTTACCTTGGATCAAAGCCAAGAACTCAGCACGAGCTGTTGGGTTGTCACGGAATACACCTGACACATGAGAAGTAGTGGTATCAACGCCCCTCACGTTAACACCGCGACAAGCCATACAACCGTGTTGAGACTTGATAACCAGCATAACACCTTTAGGTTCAAGATGCTGATTCATCAAATCCATGATACGGTTAGCACGATGTTCTTGCAGCGAAGGCTGTTCAACGCCTACAGCATCTACCAGGCGTGTCAACTTGGAAAGCCCTAAGACTCTCTTGTGTGGCACGTATCCCAAGGCAGCCACCCCTACAGCGGGTAACAGATGATGTTCGCAAACCATTCGGAACGGGATTGGATGTTGGATGATCATGGGAGGGTGATCAGCTGGATCTTCGAACGTAGACCCAAAGATCTTGTCCATATCGATTGGCTGCGTAAACTCTGCCAGATACTTCATAAAGCGTGTGGCAGTGTTTTCTGTAGATGGGTTTTCGTTCCATTTCGGAATTGCAAAATCAAGTGCTTGCTCCACACCTTCAATAGCACCAACCATATCATCCGATGACATGATGGTATTGAAAGGTAATGTCGGAGCTTTAGGTCTTTGGTCAGTCATATCAGACGCCTTGTTTGTTACCCCAGAGAAGGGTGTGAAGTTGAGGTAGAACACGAACAGGTGAGCAGCGAGGATCTTCCCAGATCTCACGTGCCAGTAGTTCATAGTTGTTCAGGGTTTGTTCAACGAACTCCATGTGAGGCAGTTCATCACCTTCATGCAGACGTTTTGCAGGGGCAGGAGGATCCACGTTACCTATAGAGGCAAACATCACCTGAGCTGTAGTTGGCCAACGTTCCATGATCTCAACCATGAACTCCAAATCGCGTTGGTCAAATACCACGACTTTAACGGAGAACCCAAAGTGCCAGTCTTCACCGCGAGCCATTGGCATTCTCGGATCTTTGGGTTCAAGTACTGGATGAAACTTCTTGACGAAAGCATCGAACTTCTCAGGCTCAAAGACTTCATCCATACCAGGCCCTTTAGGTGATACGGTAACCATATCACACATAGCCAGCCAATCAGGAAGCAGAGTGCCTTGAGTCTCAACGGCAATCATCTTACCTGCAAGCTTCAGACCTGCAACAAGATCCGTAAGATCCCACATACAGGGATTGCCACCTGAGAATGTGATCCAATGACAGTGGCCAGCAAGTTCAAGAGTATGCTCAAGCAACTCAGCATTTGTCATCTTCGGTGCGTTCTTGAACATGCTTGGAAGCACAGCATGGAGTGAATCGCATTTACCGCAACGGTAATCACAACCACCAAAACGTAAGAATATGGTCTGATAACCAATAACAGCCCCTTCACCTTGAATGGTGGGGCCGAAAGATTCAACCAGCGGAATCTTCTTTTCTGACATGTGACGTACTTTCTATTTCAGCTGCTCGCACAATTTGAAAATTACCTTCTAATCGTTCAGAAGGCCATTCATCAAGAGATCCGTCGGGAACAGTATCAACGTGCCTCTCAAGCCAACCCTCTTCAGTGTTGACTTCTATTACCTGGTATACGAGCGTTTGTGTATCCGTATTCAGGATCATCAGCTCAGCCCAGTCAGTCGGAGGTCCACCCATTTTGACATGAGTATAACCTGTAGGTATGAGCTTACGCATGGAGGTAAGCTGGATTTCGGGCGATAGCTGAATTCGCTGCATGCTCCCGAACTTCGACCTCAAAGACATCCACGGAACCATAACCGTTATCTTTGAGCCATATCTGAGCATACTCAAAGAGCATACCTGCGAAAGCTTCACAACCGCAGTTGGGAACTTTAACAACCTGCATCAAACCCATAGACTGCATATCCATGAACTTCTGAAGGTATGGATCATCTTCAGCGACAAGTGTTTTGTGATCGAAGGTATCTTCAAGCATGCCTTTGAACGATTTAAGGCTGCCAAAATCGACAACCCAGTTGCGAATATCAAGTCCCGCTTTTTCGATAAACTTGACATGCACTTCAAGTGAGTACCCGTGAATAAACCTACAATGAGATTCAGCGCGCCACTGACGAAATGCAGCAGAAAGTCCTATAGAATGTGTATAGGTTTTGGTTGAGATAAAACGTGGTTTGGTCATGACGACACTCCATAAGAAAAGCCGGAGGATGTTACTCCTCCAGCCGCTGGAAACGAGGAATCCTAAACTGCGTATTCAGTTGGATCAGGAATCTCTGCAGCAATAAATGCTTGCTTGCGAGCACGGCATGTAGGGCATTCGCCACAATGCTTTTCACCACCAGCGTAACAGCTCCACGTGCTTTTCCAATCAACACCCATTGAATAGCCATATTCAATAACTTCCTGCTTTGTCATGTTCAGCAGAGGCGTGCGAAGGCGGACTGTGTAGTAGGTGCCAGTGTAGATAGCATTCGCCATAGCACCGTTGAATTCTGGAGTACAATCAGGATAAGCCCAATTATGTGCGTCCTCAGCATGAGCACCCAAATAGACCGCCGATGAATCGCGCATCATATCCAGAAGCTCTTGATCCGTGAAATGTTTGCCAGCATAGTCATGAGCATTCATATCGTCTTTGCGGCGATCGATTTCTGCCATCACCCATTTCTGAGCTTGAGCTGCAATGATCGACAACAACGTACCATTACGGAATGGAACATATGTAGGTGAAACACCCTCAATGTCTGAGTAGTCGATAGATGGGATGGATGTTTCGGCATCTGTAAGCATGACGCCATTGCCATCCAGCAATCCGCGAATGTCCAGAATCCGATGCTCAACACCTTGTGCTTTACATGTAGCGTTGGCAAATTCGGTTTCTTTGAAATGTTTTTGGCCGTAGTTGATCGAGACGGCTTCCACCTCGTCGTAATTTTTGAGTGCGTCGAAAAGACAGGTTGTGCTGTCAATGCCACCACTAAGCAAGACAAATGCTTTTGTCATCTTAAGAATCTCCGGGCTGGATGTTTTCGGAAGGAAGAGGAAGAAGACCCTCAGCCATATACCTATCACTCTCTTCGATCGTGATTTGCCAAGCGTGTCCAACTCGTATTCCTAAAATCTGCCCATTGTTCAGATACTTGGAAATGGTTGGCTTTGACTTGTTATGCAAAGCGGCAAACTGACTGAGGGTCAACGTTTTCATGTCAAGCTAGGGAGGTTAGCCGTTCATGAAATCATCGGAATCACCCAAGGGCAGATACTTCTTGATGCGTGTCTGCTTCTCACCTTGGTATTCTTCCATTTTGGTCTGATACTTGACTTGCTTGCCTTGCATCTCAGCAGCAGCTTCTTCAGGGTTGAACGGGCCAGCCAACAGCTCAGGTGCAATAGTGGCCAGAGTCTTCTTGGTGTATGGCAACGCCTTTTCCGAGAAGGAAATGTTGTCGAAGACAACACGGCCAGCATAATCACCTTCAGTGATCTGCGTCTTCAGCGACCACATTGGAGCACCGGAGTTTTGGCTGTGCTTGAATTCGCAGCCTTCGATCACAGCTTCGTATGTACCAACCGGAACGGCCTCAAAGGAAGCTTCTTCCACTTGGGAAAGGTCGATTGCCACAGAAGCATCACCACCTTCGAATGTATCTTCAGTCATTGTCAGTATCCTTGTTCAGATGTTAAGTGTATTACGAGCCAAGACGTCCCAAATCCTTCATCATAGATGTCAAAGTTGGGTTGTCGAAATGTCCCGATGCGTAACCGGAGAAACGACACTTAGCGTCCCAACGGCCTTCAGGTTGTACATAAAGCCGGCGAGGCGCTTTGCCATCATCACCAGTCTTACCCACAACAAGATATCCGACGATATCAAAATAGCCCTGAACCTGAGTACGGAGTTTACCCGTCAACTGAGGTGAGTACAGGAACTTTTTCATTTCGTCTTGTTCGAATGCGCGACCACACAATACGATCACATGCATGTCAAGATCGCGGAATGCGCGTACGAGCAGGTTCACCATGTTGTTGTTCTGCTTGTACTCTTTGAATTCGGCAGTCTTGGTATCTTCGTCAAGCATGGAAGTCGAAAACTCACCATGCGTACCCAGCAATTTGTACATGCAATAGGCTTCAATCTCAGTCAATGAGTCGAGGATCACAGTACGATACTTGCGGGGATTTTCAATTTCAGAAGGATCACAACCACGAAGCCAAGCTTCCTGGCCACGAAGTTTCTCAACGTCATTTGCATCCCGAAACTTAATGTGAGATGTCAGGAATTCATAGATCTTGACAACCGAGTCGAAATTGTTGACTGGAATAGTATCGAGGTTGTCAAGGTTTTTGATACGCACATTGTCCAGCAATGTAAGGTTACCGCTCTCCGCAGAAACCATAAGCACGTCACCCATGGATTCCACGTCTACAGCGGAGCCAGCTAGAGTGGTTTTGCCAGATCCATGCATGCCATAGATAAGCAACTTCATCCACTGACTGTCAGTTGTAACCCGCTTGATAGCAAATGGAGGAGCTGTCTTCGGCTTCACAGATGCTGTCGTAGATGTAGATGTTGTAGCTTGGGTCATGTTATTTCTTTCCTGTGAGAATGTCATTGGCGTCCAAAGCAGCAGTATGGCCGTCAACAGGTGGGTTGTCGAAATCGTATGTAGGCTCAGGATCACCATAAATCATCTCCAGGGCTGCTGGAATTGATTTACGCCAAGACTCATCACCTTTAGCACGTTGCTGGGTTTCAGCTTCGAGTTGTTGTTCCCAATCTGAGCCATCATCCATAGAGACGCATATTTCATAAAATGCACACATATGTGGGCACATAAAATTAGCATTTGGATATAGGGCTAAGTCTGGGTTAAGCATATCTGCCATCTCTGACAAAATCTTGGCACCCTCGGCTTGCAGGGAATGTGCATTCTTGTAAATCTTGTCGCGACGAATATAAGCATCCTGCTCTACAGATTCAAGCATAGCCAGGTCATTCAATTTTTGGACTGCAGCGGCTGGAGCTTTCTCAACAGAACCGTATGCATCGATCAATGCACGACGATATAGTGGACGAGATGTCTTCATATTCTGAGCTGTAGAAATCTTGCCCGACTTCAATGGTTCTGGAGGTTTGGGGTGTGCTTTCAAGAACTGCCAGTAGATCATACCAGCGATCTCATAATCCGGATACATTTCCGATGCAGCCCAGCAATAAGCAGTTACTTGAGGATCGTTGGCGAAATGTGATGTCTTCATATTCTTAGCGGTTTTGTAATCAACCAACCATAGACGGCCGTAGTCGTCAATGATTATGCGGTCGATGGTGCCAGAATAAACAACTTTGTCGTAAGGTGAGTGGGGATAATGTGCTTGAACATCAAAAGGAATGTCGACAATAAAGTTGATTTCCAATTGGGGAATGCCGTTGTGAACGAATGTGGTCAAAGGATCACGAGTTTGAAGCCAGGATGTTTCCATGTAGTCGAGCATGGCTTTTCCAGTTTCTGACATCTCCTGCCAGTCATCAGGCATTTGCTGATTCTTTTGGATGCGCGTTGCTTTGACATACAGGTCGAAAGCCTCAGCAGCAGTCTTACATGGGAGTTCAGAATTGGGATTAAAGAAGTCTTCCAATGCAAAGTGAATCCCAGTACCAAACCATAAAGGCATTTGAGCTTGCTTAGGCTCTAGGTTTCTTTGCATGTGGGATTGGAACATCCAATTTCGGCGACACTTTTTAAACAGGTTACGATCAGATGTCCGAATGACAGCAGTCTTCTTGCCTGCTTCGCCTTGAAGTACCATATTCATTTTCCTTTAAATTACCAAGTACGCTTTTGCAAACTTAGAGTTAAGTTATACCATATTCTCTTTTGGTCAATCAAGAGGGAATCAATAGGTCAACCTAAAAATAATTTGGGTGGTTATGTTGGACGACCGTAGAAGACATCTTCTAGGTTAATTTCCCTTCGACGCATCTCAATACACAGACGTATGAATTTGGGCATCCAAGTAACACATTGAGGTAGGGGGAATTCATGTAAGGCTTCTTTTTGGGTCTCAAGCTGGTTGATTATAATGGGAGGTAAATTACGGTCAAGTGCATCCGCAATCCGATCATCCAGCATCTTAAGGTTCTTAGCCTTGTAGTCAGCAGCTTCAGCTGTAACAAGTTGCGCTTCCTTTATGACTTCAAGGTCAGTCATAGCCTTGATTGTCAAAACCTTTTCATCAGACGTAATCCAAAAATCAAAAGCTAAAGCAGTTGCATAGATTCCATGCGACTCGTCTAAATGATTTTCTATACCGGCTTCAGTCAGTTGTTCCCACGTCATCATTTGACAGCTTACCTGTTCTAATTGCAGTTTCATAGTTCTGGTATGTGATTCGAACGTTCCGCGTATTCGAATTGAGCACGTCGAGAATGACATCATCAACCGTATTTAAGTAACGGTAATACCAGATATTAATTGGATGGGGTGTGATCAGTCGATGCAATCTTTTTTCAGCCTGGTAATTATATCTCTGAGCCCATTCGTAGCCAATAAAATGCCCACTCTTCGCAGACCAAAGCTCAAATGATTCCGCAAAGCCAATAGAGCATATGGTTGCACGTTCTCGCCCAACAGGGCTATTGAATTCGTTCTCAACCATACCTACATGATTTGAATCTGCCCCTCCTCGAAGCACATATGGCTCTGGACCACCAGCACCCTGTATAGCGGCTGAGAGGAATGGTATTGCTTTGGTATATGGTGTGAACACAACGATATGAGGGTCGTCTTCCATCTCAAGCAGGAGTTGATCTATAGCAGCACCATTACCCATTGACTCATCAAGAATCTTCGGGCATATCAATAGCTGGCGATGTCGAACCTGAAGTGAAAGTTGAGATGGGGCTGCAACAAATTCACCACCCTCTGTAACAGCCAACATGTCATCACGTAGCGCATCATACAGACGTTGCTGCTCAGGTGTCATGTCTATCAACTTGAAGTCACGGGTTAGTGGAGGTCTTTGCCCTTGAGTTTCGGGATCATTGTCTTTCAATCGTACGACAGTATGTTTAAGCAGCTTACCCAGTTCTTTAGTATTCTTGGCACCGCAAAACTCTTTACCAAAACCTCCATCGACAATAAGGCAAAAAGCGTTTGCGAATTTCCAAAATGACCTATAAGTCTTGGGCTTGATGATATTAAAGAAGGTCCAAAGGTCTTGAGGACCTTTTCTAACCAACGTACCATCCATAGGGCATACATAATCAACTGCATGCATGACCTTAGACCAGAATTTGAATGCTTGTGTCTTACGGTTCACCAGCAGTTTGCATTCGTCTGGGATAATCATTCGAGGATTGAAGGCCTCAACCTGTGGACCATCACGCATTCCAGATTGGTAGGTTATAACCTTAATCTGAGACGGTTTAGCCCATAACTTTTTGCGCTGAGCGGGCGTACCTTCGATGATGATGACATCGGATTGCTCAGCTGTAGTCCATTTCGGAAACTCACGTCTCCAGGTATTCAAAGCTTTCTTAGAGCATACAACGAGGACTGGATCTGATGGGCATAGTTTGAGATACAACCCAATGGCGATACGAGATTTACCGAGACCAGGATCGATCTCCATAATCAGCCTGCCCGCTGAGGACGCGAACACCTTAATTCCGGTTCCGGTATAGTTACCTTCAACGTCGTGTATTTCAGAAGGTGCTACGAGCCCCGAAATACCTCGGGACCCGAAATGAATTGTTTTAGCCTGATAACCGAAGAGAGGTTGAGCATCCCATAATTCGGAAGGTCTTAATTCACGCATGTTGTTTGGCTGCCTTATCTGCAGGTTTGATGGACAGGCGTGCATTCGCAGGGATGGTATGCTCATGACGAGCACGTTTCTTAGCTGCGAATTTCGATGGGGCAGAAACCTTTACAGTATTCGAACCCCAGCTAACATCCCACGTACGGTTATCAGGTGCATTCATGAGCCGACACTCGTGCTGTATTGGTCAACGTTTGTGATCGCGCGAGCCAGACGATTGAATGCACCTTCCAGATTCTGATCCGCTTGGATGCGTTTGGCATTGGTTTTAGCCAGGCGCTTGATTGCAGGATCATCGGCTTTGGTGCGTGCTTCTTGATACGACTGAAAAGCATGCTTCAGAGGTGTAGTCACTTCTTTGAAGCCCCTCACCTTTTCAATCTGCGAACGCGTCTGGGCGATTGCGTCGTCAGTCTGTTTGAAAGCTGCCGTAGCTTGCTGACGGAAGTACAAGTAGGTACCTCCAACTAGGATGCAGCTTCCAATGAGTAGGAAGATGTTAATGTCCATGATTTAGTTCCTTATGTGTCTTCGGGAGAACGAAAGCCTAGAAAGACTGGATGCCTGGGAGCATCTTTAACGCCAACCTCGAAGTATTTGAATTTGACCAATCGGCCGAAATAGCTGTCTTGGTTATCCCAGATTTCTTGTCGGGTATCTTCATCGAAACCAGTCCCGATCTTCACATCAAAGGGTGTTCCATCATCCCATTTGCCTGTGCATAGCAAAGCACCCAACGTATTCATGGGAACTTTGTTATCTTGATGCGCGCTACGAACTGTATGACCCGTCTCGCTAGTAGTTGCTTCATTACCGTTGTGGAGCAGCTCTTGGAATCCATGCACAACAGCTTCAGCATCTTTAAACCGTTTGATCTTGATCAGCTGGCCTTGAGAAGGTGTTGCACGGCCATTCTTGTACTTGCTGCTCATACCACGAAGGATAACACCCTCATGACCTTCCGCAAGTAGCGCTGCTTCATATGCTGTGATGTCTTCCATAGTATTACACAGAGTCACCGGAAGAAGCCTCAACCAATGCGCAGCCTCATTCGCACGAAGCAAACCTTCGATGTTTGTCTTGAGCCAATGGAACTTGTATTGGTATTCAGCATCGTTTTCCCAGGAATCAAAGACATGGAATGTAACATCGGGAACACCGCCATGAGACATGACTGCTGAGTTGGTGAGCCTGTAAGCATCGGGAGCTGTAGGTGAGCCGAGAACAAGTTCGCCATCAAGACCTTGTATCAAGGGCGCGATCTCTTGTATACGCTTTTGGACAAACACATTCGGTATTCGTTTGAGCGATCGGCTATAGCCAACACCATTGTCGATAAGCATACGAATACCATCGAGTTTGGGTTGCGCTAAGATAGGAAGCTGTTGTGCCACCTTGGCTGGATCATATTTTCCAGCTAGCATAGGTTTAACGGGCATCGTGATTCTCCGGTGATTGCATTTAGCGTTTTCTTTCAAGCAAAAGGTTCTAGCAAACATTCAATATACGCGTGTTTAAAGTAGAACCTTTCTCGTTTCTATAGCTATACGAAGCAAACGCTTGACTAGCGCTTTAAATCGCAGTATATTCGCGTAGTCAATTACTTCGGCATCTCCCACGGAAATGTCACCCATGCATCCTCGGGATACACATGTGCATACATCGTAGGCCAATCAGCCTTCGGTGCTTTCTTTTTGACTGTAAGGGAAGCGAATACAGACACACACTTGTAGCCCTGGGGTAGTGTGAACATCTTACGCAAGTATTGAAGTGATGCACCTGTGTCAACGATGTCTTCAACAAAGAGAACGCAATTCACATTTGGGCGTTCCATCTCTTCGATAAGGTTTTGGGACGAATCAATGTGTTCCAAAGCTCCCTGAACGCCGTCGATATACGACACCATCTGAAAGCTACGTACACGCCTTACATCAAGCTTATGGGCTAACTGTGTGGCTGGAATCAATCCACCACGTGCAATAGCGACAATCATATCAGGTTGAATACCTGAGTTCAAACATTGATCAGCCAGATTGTCTGTCAGTGCTTCAATATCATCCCAACCGAGTTTAGGGCCAAATACTTGATTCATGCGTCTTCCAATTCTTTTTCAGGTTTATGCACAATGTCGAGCTCTGCTTCGACACCGACTTCTTCTTTCTTTTCATCTGGAAACATGGGCTCCAATTTTACAATCGGATACCCATTCATCAACCTCTCAACCGAGACATTAAAGAACCATCCAGAATCCATCCACGGAGCTATCCGGGCTGCATACTCTCGACCAATATACCCAATAAAGGTAAACTTGTCGAAAACATCTTCTCGTGCCAATACTTTGATTGCATTGCCATCATAGGGATTTGTCGGCTCCCTTTCAACCATCATATACTCACCGGAGCGAAGAGCCTTAGCAATAGCTACTGCCCATTCACCCCGATGATACATTCCACGGACGATAATACCTTTGAAAGTTGGGGGCTTACTCATTAGATCCTCCGTGGAATGTGTTCGTATTAGTCTTCGATGACGTCTTCTGGCAGAGCTTCGATAGCTTCCGTCAGAATCTTGCGGCCAGTGAATGCACCTTGATGCTTGCGAGACTTGGTATTCACCTGGATCACTTCGACCACACCCATCGAACCAAGAAGCATATCGCCTTTGGCTACAGAGTCTTTGCGAGCCGTAAATGAGAAGTGTTCGTTCTGTGCGAAGAGGTTGCGAGCTTGGAAAGTCCAAGGCAGTACTTCTTCGATAGCATCTTTGTCGAATGCTTCAGGAGCCGCATTAGCGCCTTTCATTTCAAGGACAATCTGGCCGAGAGTGTTGGTAGCCAGATATGTACCGAAGCGAGGTGTATCCTCACCTACGGTTTGATAAAGTTTAGCTGTCATTTCTGTTCCCTTTCCGTTGCTGGAGTTAAAGTGTTTATGGTTCTCAACCTGCTTTTGGAGCTGATTGAGCTGTTCGTCGTTGAGGCGAGGTAGCCAACCTGGAGTCATAGAATGCTGCCCACACTTGGCAAGCTCTTTATGCGGATCTACGACAAGAATAAGATCCTGACGCATATACACTTCCAGGTTAACATAATCAGTGCCAAAAGTTTCACCGCAATATGCAGCCTCAACATGAATGCCGCGAACATCGGTTACAGCTAGAGGCGTCCAACCTCTAACCCTACGAACGATGTCTCCGACTTCAAGATTTGTTACTGGCTCTTCGAACTCGTCCATCATTCGATACCCAAAGCTTCCTTACTCAAACCTGCAACCCACTCGAAACGAGTATTGTCGGTTTGAAGCATGATAACTTTGTCTGGATGTTCTGCTGCAACTTCATTGAACAGATCATCTTCACCCGCTTCTGCCAATTCGAACATGTCAAGCATCTTCACGTGGCGACAGACTTGTGTACGAGCTGGGCAATTGCAAATCGCTTGGCCAGAGAAATCACGCATAATGCGATACTCCCCATCAGCGTCGAGATCCAGGTTGAATTTCTTCATCAGGTGAACTTCATCACCATCGTCATCCGTATCACGGTGATGCATATAAACTGACTTAGCCATGATATTTCCTTCCTTGCTTATCTTGAATATATAGCAGATCGATTCAGACCTCAATAGTCAAAATTATGGGAAAGCGATTTTAAATGCTGATGCGACCAACTTGTCGATAGCCTCAACAACAGCAGGGCCATTGCTGCAGATTTCGATAGCAACGTCTGTTTCTTCTTCCGGATCGAAGCATGTCACAGATACTTGACCTGTCATCAAAACTTCGGCTTCAAAGAAATAGCCCTCCTTCAATACGGCCATCGCAGAGTCATATGTCTCTTTCGATCCACACGTGAACATTTCTTCGACACGACGACCATTAGGCCGCTTATAGACGCGGAAAGGGATCTTGAGCTTTGTTTCGGATTCATTTGTAGACGTAGTTGTTTGGTCTGTATTGGCCATCAGCTTCTCTCCATTTGGCTATGTTTGCACGACACTTAGGACATCGTGATTCGAGTTCACGTAACGATTCTTCTACGTCTACTTTGACGTCAGGCAATTCAAGAGCTTCCTGGAACATCTCCCATTCGAAGATAAGGGGAGAGTTATGATTGCCACCTCGGAAGATTAATTCATCAGCTAATGCATCATGACGCTCTTGAAGCTGTGCTAGTTCGGCCTTTCCAGCATTTGCCAATGATCTTACAAGGCCAGCACCTTTACCACGATTCTTGGTTAAGCCTCCGTAGATCATATGCGTTTCATAATGCTCGCCAACAAGATGCTGACTGCAGAGAACTTCGGTTGGAACCATCCACATTCTAGGCATTAGCAGCCTCCTCAGCTTTGGTACGAGCATCCTCGATAGAGGTGGCCAAGATTGGACTCCAAGCCTTACCCCACTCTTCTTCAAACCCACCTTGTTGCTCGAAGAATTCACGTGTCTTCACATACCAGCTATGGCCGTTGTAATGCACGTAGAATGTTTGTTTACCAGCCATTAGAGATGCACCCATGCATCACAAGACCAATGTAGAAGGGCCTGCTGTAAACCAACGGCTCGATTCGACTCAAGCATAGCAGACTGACGCTTACGGAAATTCAACCAACGCTTTACCTGATGGTTGTCTTCAGCTGGAATACGACGGCCAAGCCAATACCAGCAATACCATTCGAATTGACCGAGAGGATCACAATCTGCAATAAGATCACGTTCCATCCACCATTCACGAGTCGAAGACGCTTTCCGCTTAAACAAAGCTGTCTTCCAATTTGGCTTATCGAAAGCCTCATACGTATCGAATGGCCGATTCTGAGGCATCAACAAAGCACGTTCTCTACCCAAAGGATAGATGGTATCTTCTTTCATGCTGCCGAAATACGAATTGCCGAAGATACCCAATTCAAGCATACGCATAGGAGACAGAATCGGTTCGAAGTCTTCGTGTGCCGCTGGGATGTGGACATCCTCATAATACCTGCCATCGAAAGATTGATCTCGAATGACATGAGCACAATCTACCCAATACATATCAAACAGATCAACCTTTCGGTAAGTAAACTGCTTCCATGTCGGAGATGTAGATGGATGCCAAGCTGCACGAATGTCGAGCAACTCAGAAGATGTCATTGGAGTATAGTCAGGTATAGCATGCATTGAATCGATCCATTGCTTGTTTCGTTGTCTCTATTATAAAGGAAAATCTTTAAGACCGCAAGTGGCTATTTTCTGGGACGTTTATTTGCGGCTTGTTCTTTGGCTGTTGCCCACTTGACATTACCCGGTTCATAATTTCCATTGACTTCAATTCGATCAACGGAAAACTTTTTTGACTTTCGAGGGCCAATATGCTCCAGAAAATTCTTGAACGCATCGTCTGGAGACTGGGTATCTGAATATCGATTCCATTCAGGTGCGATCTTAATGCCCCTTCCGCCGTAGTGTTCATAAGCGACGTGGTCTTCATTGTAACACCTTTGATGCATCATAAGCCATATGCGATATTCCTGATTGAACAGTGTCTTAATAGTCTTGTTTTTGCAGCCACAATGACGTTTCGGGCTATTGGATCTTTTCATGTAGTATTCGGGCAAGATTTCTTCACTACCACAAGAGCAACGTACTTTCCACCGAAGCTTAAGGTTGTTGCTTAGTTTCTTGTTTGGGCGCACACGGCGTAGGAGCGTAAATTCACCTACCTTAGCGCCAATGAAGAAATCAGGATTAGACATTTTGTACCTTAAAAAGGTTTGGCTGCTGCTTTACCGTATAACTGTCAAGTCAGGTAAAGCCATTTAACCTAGAAGTGGATATGGCCGAATCGACCCTTGGAAGCAGGTCTACATGCAGTAGGATACGACGTCCACTCTATTAGCACCAAGAGTTAGGCTAACTTATTTGGACGATTTTGTCGGCTTGCTTGTAGGCTCTTCAGCCTCTGTAAGTGCTTCAGCACCTTTATCCACAGCAGCCTTGATATTCTCAGGCACACCGAAGAGTGTCGCTTTCTCATTGCCGTTCAGCTGGTTGATAGCATCCACAACCTTTACGACAGCGTTGTCTGATACACCTGTACCATTCACGAGAGCGACAATAATGTCACGTTTAGACATTGCCATTGTATTCTTCCTTCTTGATTTAAATTCCGCCATCACTTGACGATTTCCAGTTCAGCATTAAGCTGCCCACCCCGACGCAACGCACCGATATAATTCCAGATCCGAGCCGTTTCAATTTCCAGCTTCGCCATCTGATCAACAGTACCCTTCTCAAAGCCACAAAACATCTGCCAACGAGTATGCAACATCGAAAGCTTCTGACTTGTATCCAAACCTTTTAAAGAGACCCTAAACAGCTGCCATTCTTCAAAACCATCAGCCTCATAGACAGCCCAGCGAGCACCTTCAATCGAAGGTTGCTTATAGCCGAAATGCCACGATGTCAAAGCATCTGCAAGATTATGATCCAGCCACTCAACACGACATGCTTCGATTTGAGCCCTAGAAAATTTTTTATCCCAGTCTTTGAATTCTTTAGCCATCAGATTGTTTTCCATTTTCGCTGCTTACACTATTAATATATAGCAGCAATAGAATGACCTCAATGGTCAAAATAATAGGCAACTGAAATTAATTTGCGGGGTGATCCTCTTCGTTAAACAGGGTATAATAACAGCCATGACGTACAGCATCACGAGCATGTCTTAAACCTTTGTCGTAATAGTTCCAGGCTTTCAACTTATCATCTGTGCAGAACCCTTTAGCTGTCTGAGCCATCTGCATGTGATAAGGAATGCCATGGATGTGGCATAAAGCTACAATGCAGCCAATAAACTTAGGTGTATGTAAAGCTGCCCAAGCATGTTGGTCTGTTTTCCATCCATAGACCTTATAATCTTCGGCAACCACTCTAACGTTCTCACCCAAACCCAATTCAAGAGCATCTGGGTCTGTGGTAGTGAAACCGTGAATGGTGTTAAAAAGGTCGTTGACAGCTTTCGTGCCTTGATCGAGGTCTTTGGTGATAAGCTGGGATGTCTCTTCAAGTTTCCCATTTCTGAATATGGCCAACCCAGTAGTTTCACCAGGATCGAAACAGACAAGAGTGCCACGAAAATGGTTAGGCTTTAACTTAGAGGCTAGTTCATGGAATGGAAGTTTGGCTGCCGCGTTCATTCGACCGGCCTCGGCTCGCCATTACGGAGCTTGTAGGTGTGGTTGGTGGATGGATTGCCATACACGTCGACACAAACTAATTCTTCTGGCTTGTCTGCATTGGGAGCAACGATGAATGGGAATGGATGGTTAGGTAACACACCGACAAGTATTGCGACAGTGTTAAAGTTGGTTACCATAGGCAAGGAGATGTTCAAGAGGTTCGGGCGAAAATCATCACGGTGAGGCATGTCAATGTCCTAATTTGAGCAAAAGAAAACGGATCCAGGAGGTTAATCCTGAACCCGTTCAATCAGCCGAAGATCCGAGGGGACGTTAAAGCTGATTAGCTTTCAGGCTGCAGCGACGCGCCTTAAGCTTCTTCCGTTTCCGCATTTTCGGCAGCAGCAGCGGCTTCAGCTTTTTCAGCATCAGCAGCATCTTTGGCAGCTTGTTTGCGAGCCTTGATCTCAGCAGCAGGGCCTTTGATCTCTTTGGTCGCAGCGAACACGATCTGGTAAGGAACATCTTTGCCCTGCATCTCGGTCAGAGCTTTTGCGATTGCGCCACGGTTGCCGAAGAATGCTTCGTTGTTTGCATCCTGGTAAACTTCGCGGATCCAGTCGGTACGCTTCACACGCTCACCGCCGGTGTATTCAGCATGTTCGATCCAGATATGACGGTTGTCGACTTTGGCTTCAGTTTCTTCGCCTTCGCCTGTAGCTTCAGTGTTTTCGGTGGCTTCGGAATTCTTAGGTGCCATGATATTTGCCTCCTAGCAAAATTGATGTGGTTGTGTATGCAGCATCTCCTGCTGATACAATTAATATACATCAGTATTTGGGGCTAATCAACGGTTAAAGTGAGTGCCCTTCAAATTAATTTAAGCGCCCTTCAAAAGATCATGCCAGATTTTTGTCCATCTGTCAAGCACATTATAGGTGTCATCACCAGAAGTCCAGCCACAAGTTTCACAAACAAGTTCGCCTTTCTCACAAACACTGCAAGGAGCATGACCTCTTGCTGCAGCTGCGGAACAGTAGCAGTCTTCGTTGTAGGGTTCGAGAATACCTTGACAGAGATTACCTTCACCATCAACTCGACCACATACTGTTTCAGGTTCATCACCTATGTTAGCCAATTCAATAAGCATTTGGGTATGTGCTATTGCATCGATATCATTTGGGGACGTTTCGATTAGGGCATCAAGTCTTGTCTCGAGTCGGGCTTTGTCAGTCATGATGGGCTCCCTGCTACATACATTTGCTTGTTGTTTGTCTTGCTTGATTTCTGAATGCCAGACAATTCTTGCACCAACTGCGTATGTGTCGAAAGATATCGACCTAACTTACGACTATTGGTCAACTGGTAACATTCTTCATATTCTTCCTGGAACTTAGCCCAATCAGCAATTTGGCCAACAGTGAATTGTGCTTCAGCTGACTTATGCTTACGCCACATATCACCGAAGGCTTTAAGACCTTCAAGAGCCCAGTCAGCTTCTGAGATATTACGGTTAGCAGTCTTCGTCATGAATGCAGGTAACCAGCTAACGTCTTGATTGAATACCTTGGCTACGAGAACTAAAGCTTGTTCAAGGTTAATAAGCCGGTGAATCGCTGAATATCCTGGATTCCATTCTTCGCCAACAACTTGGAAGAACCTTTCCAACACGATGAGGTGATGAGCGAGCCAAGATGCTCTACCTCCTCTGTCATCCATCTGACGGGTAACCCAGTCGGCTTCATAGGTGATGTTAGATCCTTGAGCTGACGCATTCTTGTCGAGTTCGACAATGACTGCCCGCTGTAGTAAGTCTGCTTGCATGAAAGGTTGTTGAATTGCCGTGAGTGCGAAAGTAACTCGTGCAGGGATACGGATAAGTTCATTGTTGGAGTATAGTTTGCGCATCTCGATGTGGGGATCAGGTTCGGTAACAAGACGACAGATCTCATCAGATAGCCTCTGCCTGAGGTTTTTGTCGACGAGGTTAACGTTATCGACAACGTGTAATCCGCCAGCGTTGGTGATTGACGCATGCCAATCTTTAAGGTCTGTAGGGGCGTTCCTAAGCTCTGGAGTACCTGTGAGAACGTTAAGACGGTGCTCGCAAAGGCTTGATTTACCTGATCCACTTTCTCCGATAACAAGCTCAACTGGTAACTGAGATCCACGCCACTTGTATAACCACGGGGAAATATAATAAAGGAGGGCGATAAGGATTTTGTTCTGTTCATCACGTTTCAACCTTACTGTATTGAGAACATCAACCCACCACGGAGTCAATGGTTCTTCACGCTGCTTTGCAATCTCTGCCAATAAGTCTGCAGCTTCAATGGGTTGTACTAATCCAGATTCGAACAGGAACCCATCATCACCGTTGTCATAGATTTCAATGGTATCTTCGTCCTCCGCTGGAAGGCGAGCCACCTTAACATATTGTCCATCGTTGATTTGATATCGAACACAATCTTCACCTGGTGCAGGTCTTGCAATAACCCTATGTGGATTGACCTCTTCGATTGGTTGTTCGGAGTTGAATTGTGCATCTAACCACGTCAACACTCTGCCATCTGCTGCACTAAGTCCATAGCGTGTATAGAGCAGCTGACCAAAGGGAGACTCATGCAAAAGGCCTTTGTTACCCATATTTAGATTGACTTTAATTAGTTTCCGTGTACTATAGTCGAAATAATACATTTGACCTTCGGATTCAGATCTCAGTCTTTTACCTGTTGCATCGATATCGGAAAGCAATGCCATGGCAGCATTCTGAGCTTCCTTCCGAGTCATCTTTGTCTTTTGAAGTTTGCGGTTGATGTATTCCCTTACGTTTGGATGTCTCGGGAACGAAGACTGACGCTCAAGTGTATCCTGAATAAGCTGCGAAAACTCATCGTTCCCACGACTCACCAGGAAGTCATCAATACCAACCTTGGATGAATCGGCCAATGGAGGCAAAACCATTTGGTGGATATTACCGAAAGGTACACCACGATACCTAAGTTCGAATGCCAAAGATGCAGCAGCACGTTGGACTTCATACTTCATGCCTGTCTCTTCATCACTGTCAAAGCAGATGATTAGGCGTAATTTTTCTTGTACGACAAGATCAACAAGTTCCATAAATCCAGTTGCAAGCGTTGTCAAACCCGATTCACCGATCTGGTCTACACCTGCAGGAACCTTCGCATTGATGTCTTTCGCATTATAGCCTTTGGCAAGATCTGTACCTTCAGGTAGAATGAATGTGCGATTTTTCCAGGAATCAACACCACCCAAAGCGATTGCAGGGAATCCAGCTTTGACAGATGCAGCAGCTTTCTTTTCGCCCTCACATATAATGATGTACTTGGCGTTAGTGTCTCGAATGCATTTCATCAACCCTTTCGGGAAGTAAATAGCATTCGACGTATTCTTTGGTTGACGATATTTAACTGTCGCGTTAAACATTCGTACCCGATAAAACGGGCGAGCTTTGCCGTAGATGTCGAAATATGGAATGACATATCCTGAAGATGATGCTGGAACACCTAAAGCCGCAAACTCAACGGTTTGAGCTAGACGTGCTGCAATATCTTCTTGAGTCAAGCCTGACTTGGCAAGATCATCAACACCGTCACTTAGAAACGTCATTAACGGTTTCCACTTCTGCGGTCAGAATGTTGGACGTCAGGATTGTATAGGATTGGTTTCGGCCTGTAGGTGTAAGATGTACAAGTGACTGACGTGTAACTTGATCTTCGGTGATGAGTTCTTCAAGAACTGGACGCCAATCTTTGGCGGGTAAGTTCAAACTGATTTGGAGCATAGACGGCGAGATCTTTGGGTATATACTAAAGACATGCAGAATACGTTCACGCACATCAAGTGCGCTTACAGGAGATGACATAAAAGGAAATTCCGCTGCTGGTGGTTGATGTCGTTGGTGACAAGATTTATATTAAATCATTTATAAGTCTAAATCAACCAGTTTTTAATGGCAGTCCTAAAAAACTTTTAAATGCTTTAAGGATTTAGTCAGAGCACGTTGTTTTGGATGTCATGCTCAACGTTGTAATGTTCTCCTAATTTTTGAGCATGTAGTGCGTTATTCAGTTGATTGCGTAGTATATGTATTTGACGTCTTTTACGTGCCAAGAATGATTCCATCGCCAACTCTTTGGTTTCACAGGCATAACGTTTGTTATGTTCATGGCCAATCCAACGTTCATAATGCGGATCCCAGGTATAATTCCAATCAAGGATCCAAACACCTTTAGGCGTATGACGGATGACATCAAAAGTCTGCAACTCAATTCGACAAGTTGATGGGCCATATTCTTCACTGCCATCTACTGTACAGAGAGGCATACCAGCGTACCATTTCTCAACATACCGGTAATACTTTTCATCGCTCATCTGACAGCACCCCAATTGATAATTTCGGCCTTACGTTCTGCACGTTCAACCTTCTCACGATTGTGTACGAACATACGATGTTGACCTTTAGGATGGGCAAAGTATTTCTCTGCCATCTTGCGACCTTTATTGGCAAGTGAATCACAAGCATTGTTTACGTATGTACGGGGTGTCTCACCGTTAGTATGACCTTTGATCCAACGACTTGCAATCTGGATGTTATGCCTCAATTCAAATTCGGTGATTGCATCCAAGGTTGAGATTTCATGCTCTGTGCGAGAATAGTCTGGACGTATTTGAGGCATCATAGGACTACCCTTCTCCCAGCTCCAATTCAAACTACGGCAAACATGTTGATTATCCAGCTGCACAATAACGGTATCACCTGGCATTAAAATACCGACATGATGCGCCAAAGCAGCGCCACGAAGAACAGCAATCGCCTCAGCCTCATTTGAGGACGTGAGATGGTGTGTAATCATGCCGCCATCCCAAACTTTACCTCTTTCAGAACGTGCCCAAGCTCCCCAGCCACCTGATTGCTTTTGATGGTTAACCGATGCATCTGTAAACAGTGAGACAAGCATTTTATTCTCCGATCATAGGGCTTGTGGCATCTTTGCCATAAAAGCGGGTAAGGTGTTGTAGGGCTATGCGTAGCACAACTTTTGCTGATCGTGCTGACCATCCAAGCGTTTGCTCTGTCTCTTCAAGGCCACGCTCGTAGCATATATGAAGTAAGACCACATCTGATAGTCCAACACCTAAGTACTGGATCGCTTGCTCTAGACGTGATGCACATTCCTGCTTATACCAACCACTAGGTACAACACCTTGAGTGCCTTTAAAGCCTGTGTCGACGAATGCACCTACAGTATTCCAGTTCATTGTTGTCGGATAGCCATCATCATTTTGAGCACGCATAAAGTCCTCTTTGAACATGTTACCAGCTTGTATTTGATCAGCGGTAAAATATTGCTTCATACGACTATTCTCAACCAACAGTTCGAAGGGAGATCTAGACGTTGAACCTGAGAACCTTCTTTCACCTCTAACATGTCGAGGCTTCAAAGCAGTTTTACGACCTTTTTCGGTTATGATATGCTGGATCATATCAGGTTTAGGCTCTTTGAAAAGCCTTATGTATCCAGCCGCCATCATAGCTTCACGTTCGTCTTTGGAACATTGTTCAGCTGCAATACCTGAAGTATCTGCGATGACGCACTTTGTTGCATGTACCGATGATACAAGCACATGATTAGGCTTGCTTAAAGCCTGCAACAACGTCTTTATTCTTCTACTAGCAGACATATCTACCTCGAATTTTGTCTCATTGTTTCCATGTACCAGGTATGGAGTAAACCATTCTGGAGTGCATCCATAAACAGCTTAGGCTCATGATGCCAAGCTTGCCAGAGTAATAGGATCCGGCCGGAGCGGCCATTTCCGTCCATAAATGGATGAAGGTTAAGGTAATCGATATGACATTTATATGCTGATGCCCTACCACGACGCATTTGGATCATCAAAGATTCCAACCTACTTGTAATATGAGGCCCACCTCCTGGAGGTATGTGAACACCTACACGAACATTCATTTTGTATTGGTCACGAAGCAATCCATCAGGTTGAAAAAGCAGAACCCAATTTGACAAATCAGCTACGCCAACCTGTTGAGTCTCGATAATATACCTGGATGCTTCAATTTGCTTCTCGGTAATGGGCTTATCAATACCTTCAATCAGGTTTGACTCCCACAACAAAGCCTTCAATTGATCGTCTGTAAAACTGACACTAACCTTCATCGGTTTCTTCCTTCTTTTCAAAGAATGTGCAGGTTTCAGCGTAATTACCTGGATTAACTTTCGGAGGACTTGCACCCCAAAGACGTGCTCTATAAACAGGAGCTGGCATTGAATGCTTTTCCCAGACACAGAACATTTCAATATGATGTGGAGACATATTGCAGAATTTACAATCACGACAATTTCTTAGATCGCTCATGGCATAACCTCATCGCAGGGATCTCGACCAAGCTGTGGATCATTCAACCAGTTCCAATCTTCGACCTCTTCTTTTGTGGGTGGATGTCCACCTTCAGTGCCATCACAAAATGAACACCTGTTGATCATATGGGAACGATTAAATCCAGAAGACTTGCATGTAGGGCAATGATACTTCGTTCCTAGCGGGAGGAGGAGTTCTTGCTCGGGTGGGTTGGCATTCGCATCTGACATTCGAGGAGGTAAGGGATCCACAGTCGTAATCCTTGATCTTGGCATCGTACGCGACAGTTCCATCACAGCGATAGCACCACACGCAGTTCCTGGTGGATATTTAAAACGGGATGTCAATGTCTTTATCCTTTGCTCGAAGCTCTGAACGGTATTTGGTAAGATAATGCACAGCATCTTTGCACAGGAGCTTCATTTCATGTTCTGAGGGAGGTTCGTAAGTGCCATAGCGAATGCTGCTTAGACGATCAATGACGGTAGAGATGTCAAGCCTATCCACTTGCACTTCGGGAGGTTTCGGAGTATGGTATGCCTTCATGTAACTTTTGGCACCGCTGAGAGGCTTAGCTACGTCGTTATAAACCTCCATGAACTCAGATGTCGGAGTTGTGCTGGGATGATCGAAGTCAATCTTACCTTCCCAAAACTTAGTTTCATCGACCTCGAGGATTTGCCGAATGAAGTCTCTGTCTCTCGACCGAAGGATGAAACGCCCAATACGTGAAAGTGTTCCGTAAGGATATGCAAGTGTGCGATCTTCGGTTAATTCTGTTTTGCCGACAAGATTCCATGTGTAACGGCTTCTTACGGGATTGTCATGTGCATCCGAAGCATAGTTCCCATCGTTAAGATCGAGAACACGGATACCGCGATAATACATATACCGAGACGGTTCATCAAACACCTCAATGTCTGGTGTTGGAGTTGAATTTGGGTTTTCAGAATCGGCATCGATTTGATGCTCACTTCTGGTAGCCTCTGGCAAGAAGATTTCATCTCGGTTATGGTATACCTGAGCGAAATCGTTACCCTCAACGATGATGACAGTCTTGTTTGGGCCAAGCAGTTCTTTGCGAGCCTTGTTACGTTCGGATTTCTTCATGCCACCTTTATAGTGGGAATAATTCCGATGTATGATGAGACCCTCTTCATCGATGGTGTTGGAGGCTAGTTCACGATAAGCCTTCCAAAGCTCCCAAGTAGTGCCGAGATCGACAGTATATGGCAACTTGAAGTATGTCGGCTTTACATGAGCGTTGAGGTCTGAGGCCTTCTTGCGCTTACGCATACGGCATTTGATCTCGACAATCTCTTGACCTCGGAACTCAGACTTCTTCTGGTAGAATTCGTACGAGGAATATCCAATCCAGATGGTTACTGGTATGTTTTCACGCACCAAGATTGCAATGGCATATTTGAGTCCAGTTCCGAAGAAACCAATTGGTGAAGGGTTTCCCGGTTTAGCATGCAAACCGAAAGTGGTAAATGACCTTTTATCCAATATGGTAAAGGTTTCGAATGCGATCTCAACGAGGTCTTTGTTCTCCACTGCAAGCTGTGTCATGGCAGTTTGTCTCCTGAATAAGAATGCCAGATGCGTACTGCACGGTATTCACACATTGTTGGAGATGAGCCAGCATCATCACGCCAGAGGATTATACCACCTTCTCGCGAGTGGGAATCAAACGTCTCGAAGAGATGACTGACATGAACTTCACGGCCAATATAGAAATTTGCCAGTTCACGCGATGCAGCATAACCTACATCAATAATGATTCCGTCGTGGGCTATAAGCAACCACGTAATGTCTTGACCTTTATCACCCAATTGGACGATGTAGTTACCTTCAAGGCCTGGAGGAGGAGTATACCGCTTGGCATCGCAATTTCGAATGTCAAACGGTACATTACGTAACTTGCCTATTAAGGCGTTACGGTTCACCTTTGGGTTTGGATCTCCGGATTCTTGGGAGTCTTGGCTCATCTGATTTACCTTTCGGTTCTGTGGTTGTATCTGTAGATGGGTTGTTGACAGGATCTAACATGAAGTTATTCCCGTCACGTGATTCGTGAAGACTGGCTGAATGGGTTGCTTCAATAACCTTCGCAGGAAAGAGCAACACTCCAAGTCCATTGAAGCCCTTGATATGGTTGCTCCATACCTCGACTTCAATTCCATTTGGTAAGCCTGCATCTGTGCATGTCTTTGCATCTGGGTTGGATGCGACGTCGTATTTGAAGTCCTGGACGAGCTTTTTGAGATGAACGTGCCTTCCGATCCAATGAGGTCTGAGGAAGACTGGACAGTCAATGATCTTTCCGGATGCGTCAACAAGCCATTGACACTCACCGTACTTTTCAGACTGGAATGTAATCTTGTAATTGACTTTTGACGGGAAGATTGGTTCATAGTATTTCTCTGGCATAATAGTTCCGTATGCAATATGTGATGAATGCATACAGGGCATAGAGTTTGACGGATACAACGGCAAAAGCGAATATGTAACATAAAATGGACAGTACTCGCTCACCAAACGTGGGAGGTCTATCCATACCGAGAAAATGCTTATCGTAGCTGCTAGCCATACCTTAACACCCCATATATGGGCTAAGTGTGAGATGGAAAACCAATATGCTCATGATGTCAGGATACTTGTGATTATGGTTGTGGAATGTGGAATAGTGAGATTGGCCGTTAAGCCAACCTCGATGTTTTGATTAGAACAGGTTTTGACCTATTCTACGCGATGTCGAAGAACTGTTCGACGCCTGAGATACCATTGAAGTCGTTGGTCGTCAGGTCATCGAAGTCAACAGAGCCGAGCCACAGCTTATGAGAGACGCCTTGCTCTTCATAGTGGATCATCGTTCCGTTCTGCTTCTGGACAGCATCAGTCATCGTAACCGTTCCAGGATGTACGAAGTCGATGACGTCACCATCCTCGGTGTTGAACTGATAGACACGATCGTATTGCGAACCGCCTGTTGGATCGGAAATGACAACGCGATCAGCAGAATCATCAGCACCCAGCCAAATGAAATCATCGCCGTTTCCACCGCTGAGAACATTTTCGCCTTTTGTGCCGTAAAGCTTGTCGTTGCCATTACCACCACTGAGGTAATCGTCGCCTGAATGGCCACGAAGAATGTCATCACCTTCGCCTCCAAAGAGAGAGTCATCTCCACGACCGCCGTTGATCTCATCATTTCCGAGACCGCCGCTAAGCACATCATTGCCGTCAAGGCCAAAGATGAAATCGTCAGCAGATGCTCCAGTAATAGTATCATCGCCGTTCGTGCCAGTATAAGTCGTCATACTTAATTCCTTCACTAAGTTTAGTTGGTTGGACTGGAGTGCGAGGTTGTTTCGCATTCCTGTGGTTTCCCTCACACATTCATATTATATTGCATCTCGATGAATATCAAGTGTCGAAATCACTTTGACATCAATTATTTTCTGACAGCATAATTACAGTGCCAACACCAGCACCTTCGCCATCGGTGTCGCCCGTTTCTTCGGCGAGAGACCTCATGTAGGTGTAGTAGATGCTGGTTGCAATTGCCCTTGCGATCTTTGCATCATACTCGTCGAGCCCAAACTGGTTAGGCCTTGCGTTAATGGCAATCTCAAAATCAAGACCAATCATCGTATTGCAGGTATCTGAAGCGATATCCTCAAACTCGGTAAACTCGGCGAATAGTAGTAGAGCCTTGTCTGCGATAGGATTGTCGGTGTTCAGGTTAGTGCATTCCGGTACAGTGTATGCCATTTCATATGCTCGCTTGTTGTGTTGATATTGTTTAGTATAAAGCAAGCGTTTGAAGACCTCAACTGTCAAAATGCGAACCTAAATCGGAAAATGAGAAA